ATGGCGCGAAACCTGGTGGCTCCCCCGATTGGACTCGAACCAATAACCGTCCGATGGATGGGCATGTTATCCGCTACCAGCGGGAAGCCCGACCAGAAGGTAACAAACATGCCCCCGATCACAGGAACCCTCAAGGTAACTAACAGTTCGGTAACTAAACGAAAAACCCTTAGCGGTACGGCCGTACCAATAGTAAATGTTCAACCTGTGTTTAATAATCCATACGCTCTCTCCGAAGACTGGGAGAGTGCGATCGGGGCATGGATAACGTGGCTTCGCATCGCAGGCATACCTCCAACCACAATCCGCTTGCGGCGGGGGCACATTCGACTGGTGGCGCGAGTCAGCCAGACCTCAGGACCAGCCAACGTCGACCTCGGTGTACTAGTCCAAGTCTGCAGCGAACATCAGTGGTCAAACGAGCACCGGCGGGGCGTTCGACGCTCGCTCATCATGTTCTTCGAGTGGGCCATCAACGAGGGGCGGGTAGACGAGAATCCGGCCCTTGGACTGCCCAAGGTTCCGGGCGGGACGCCGAATCCGCGTCCATGCCCCGAGCACATGTGGTCCGAACTCGTTAGAACCGCTCCACCGCGAGAGAAAATGATGGTGCGGCTGGCCGGCGAGCTCGGAATGCGCCGGGCCGAGGTCGCAGTGTGCCATCGGGATGACCTGCTCCGTGACGTCACGGGTTTCGCCCTGTTGGTTCACGGCAAGGGTGGCCGGCAACGGCTATTGCCGATCACCGACAGTCTTGCTCATGCGATCATCGCGTTCTGCCCTGGCGGATACCTGTTCCCCGGTCAGGAGAACGGCCATCTGTCCGCGCACTACATCGGGAAGCTGATCGGAAATCGGATGCCGCAGGGGTGGTCAATGCACAAGCTGCGCCACCGCTTCGCGACCTTGGGATTAGCGGCTACCGGTGACTTGCTGGCAATGCGTGATGCCCTTGGGCACGCGAGCGTCGCCACGACGCAGCTCTACACCGCGTCATATCCAGGAAAAGTCCGCGACGTCGTTGAGGCTGTGGCAGCACCGCTGCCGCCGCACTTGACGTCGGTCAAGACATACCAGCGCGTGTAACTGACCTAACTGTCCCTCCGCCCGAGGCTCGCACTTCTGCGCGGGCCTCGGGCGCCGATAGAAACGGGGACTGAGTCTCCGGCGGTACGAGAGTTCCATCCGGCCGTATCACTCGGTATCCCAAGATCTCCTCGCCGCCCGGTGACCGCGATCGGTTGCCGCCACATCCGCAGCCCATCAGACCGACCTCGCTGCCAGCTTCTCGCCAATTTGCTCTCGCACTGACTTCGGCGCCGGAATCACTTCGCGCGCTCGCGACATCGCCTGGTTCACCGCTACCGCATGCGCCGCGGCCTCCTCAGCCGCCTGGGTGGCCGCAGAGAGGCGCTCCATACCCTCGACAACGCCAGCCGCCACCGCATCCTGAATCTGGTCGGCGCGTAGTGCCGCTCCCCTGGCGCTGCCAATCTTGCTGGAGAGACGGCCGGAGGCCACCATCGCGAACGGCAATCCCTCATCGTCTGTCGTTCCGCCGGCGCGGACGTTGAAGCCCGGCGTATTCACCGCCAACGCGGCGACCAGCTCAAGGCCCTGACCAAAGTTGCGCCAGTCGCCAGACAACGGCGCGGACAGACCCATCTCGATCTGCTCAGGCGTGGCCCACGGCGCCGCGACGCCGGAGAACCAAATGCCGTGCTTGTCCTCGCCAACGCGCACAAGGGCGAACGCGGATCCAGCGTTGTCGTAGTGCGCGGTCGCCGGGATGGCCGGAAGCCGAGTATCGGCGTGACCGCATCCCACGGTGAGGCGTCCCACTGGCAGCCGGGTGCCGTTGTCCAGACGGACGGCCGGGCTGGTGTGGAACTCGCGGTATCCCGTGCTCGACTTGGGCACCAGCGTGCAGGAATCCTGGATGCTGCGGTGGCAGGTACCGAAGGCCGCAAGGTGGCCGTAGATCCGGCCGTTTTCGTCGATGGTCGGCAGCGTGAGCCCGGAGAGCTTTGGATCTTCGAACATCTTGTGGTCATAGACCTTTGGCGCAAACGCCTGCTGAGCGCTAGCCACGAGCGCCACCTCCCTCGGGCTGCGCTCGGCATCGAGACGTACGCGGGTGTCGAATGCGGGCGTGGATACCATCGTCGCGCCCAGCAGCTTGGCCTTGGTGAAGTTGTAGTACAGCTCGCCTTCTCCGAAGAACAGCGCATCAAAGATCGCGTCATCGTCGAGTTCGTTACCGTCGGCGTCGGTGAATGTGTAGTCGGCCGCGCCGAGGTCCACCGAAGGATTCGAGACGCCGTGTGCGTTCTGCATCGCCATTTCGTCTGCCTCGGGGGTGTTCAGCAGATACCCACTCGCGAGCAGCTTGTCTCCCTCCACCCGAGCACTTTCGATGACGCCCACCGTGAACGAGTCGTCGTGGCCCCCCTTGGACTGGCGGCACCACATGAGCGGCTGCGGGAACGATCGGAATGACATCTCGATGTCCTTCGCGAACCGGCGGCGGTCGTCGGTGTTCTCCCCGATCGGGGCGAGCGCTTGATCGGTGAACGTCCGAAACATCTCGCCCTGGGGCTCGGCGCTTTCGCTCGCGGGACCGGAAGCGAGCACTGTACGAACTTCCTCAGCTGCGTCTACCGCTGCTTGATGAGTGGCGGCCAGCTGGCGTGCGGCCTCGGCCAGATCGCTGGGCTTGGTCTTCACGTTTCCTCCTGGGGTCGGTGCGACGGTAGCGCCGTACGGTGCTCAGCCATCTACTACGACGGCAGTCAATTGGGCTTGTACCTGGCGTTTCACCTCGGCGCGGAGCACTTCGGAATCAATGCCGTTCGCCGCGGCGAAGTCCTCGTCGAGAATGTCGTCCCACCCGCGAATCAGTTCGGCCACTTCTGCATCCGCGACAGGTTCCATCATCTTGTGGGCGCGATACATGGGTACCCCTCGAAGGCGATTCAGCTCGTCGCGGGATCGGCCACGGCGCCGCTTCGCGGCAAGTTCCAGTGCGCGTCGGACGAGGAGTTCGACGATGCCGCCGGCCTCCTTGCCGACCGAGTCCTTCCGGCCGCGCTTTCCCTGGTCATAGCCTGGGCCCTTGTTCTCGGTATCGGGGTCATTGCCTTCATTGGTGGAACTCGAATCCTCGCCGCCCTGGCCGGAATCCGAACCACCGTCCGCGTCCGAGCCGGGATTGAGAGCCGGGAAGTCGATCGACTGGACCGAGTTGTCCAGCAGTGGTAGCAGCGTGGTGATCAGCGCGGGTTCCTGAGACACCTTGTCCTGAGCCCACAGTCGCCACCCCTCGATCGTGGAGAAGTCGTATCCAGTGTTGCCAAGGTTCAGGAAGTCGCGGTATGCCTCGGCGGTGATTGCGCCGCGGTCAAACGCGTTGGTGGCGTCCTCCGACTTATCGGGGTCAGCGGTGAGCTGACCGGCGTCGAACCACAGGACGTACTTGCTCGGGTCGATGCCCTCTCGCTCAAGCACTTTGTGGAACACCTGGTCATTGATCGCCTGGCAGATGGTCTCCATGACCGGGGCGATGTGCATCTGCACGTCGTTGTCGCCGATCTGCCACGCCGACCAGTGGTTCGTCGAGCTGCCCAGTCCGAGAAGGCGTTCGGGGCTCACTTCGAGACCCATCGCCAGCCGCGCGATGGCGTCGTTGCGCGTCTTGATCGCGGTGTCGGTGATCTCGGAGTCGAACCGGAGATGCTGCACCTTGTCGATGTGCTCGGCCGCAACGCTGGCGAAAATCGGAATCATGGCCGCGAAGCTGTCTTCATCCTCGAACGACGCCTTCGCAACCTGAAACAGCAGCTCTTGCAGCTCTCGCACGGCCGGGATGCCCTGCAGCGCCAGACCCGGATCAGGTGACCCAGCGGGTTTATCAGCGCCGACAGGGGCATTCGTGTACGGCAGGCTCATCTCGTTCGGTACGAATACGATGCCGTTGCCGATCAGTCGGCTGTTATCCGCATTGCGGATCTTGCGCGTGGTCCGCACGATCTCGTGCAGCGAGTCCATGGTCGCGCGCACAGGCGAATCGGCTTCCTTGGCCCGCCGCGGGCGGGGTACCCACACTCGGAAGATCGAATCCTGAGCGGGATTCAGCTCGTACTCTTCGCCAGTGGGAAGCTCAATGGAGACTTCCCGTCCGGTCCGTTTGAATTCGTCGCGCGAGAGCGCCAGCCATGTGCCGGCCGGGGGCGAATCCTCACGGAAGATGATGGCGATCCATACCTCACCGGGAACCGAGAGGCACTCCACCGCGCGCTTAATGAGCTGCGAGCGCCCAAGCTGGTTGCCCGCCATCGCATTAACGATGTCGTTGACACGCTTATTGCGGCACTTCCCAGTCGGTGCGCCTTTGTCGTCCAGCTCGGATGCGATCAGATGGACACGAGAACAACCGGCCGAACGCCAGCCCACGTAGTAGCGCAGCTCGCCAACGGAATCGAGCATGTCCCAGGCTTCGTTCTGCCAACCCGCGCGCCCAGCGGCAACCTGAGCCTTAAACGTCTTGGCCGGGTTGTGAACTGGAGCGCTGGCAGCGACAAGGGACTTCCCGGCAGCACTCCGGGGACGCCGAACGATCCGCAGGTCAGGAGCCGCCACGCCGCCACGGTAGCGATGGGCCGTGCTCAGCCCTCAATGGTCTGGTACTCGATCTCATCGTCCTGGAACCAAGGCGCCGCCATACCGACGATCTGGGAGCACGCGAGTCCAACCGGTAGAACTGCCCACCACGGCCACCCGAGGACCAGCACGGCGGCAACGGCACCCGCGAGCGACAGCCACATACCCACACACCATGGGCACTCCAAGAAATCGCTGAACACCGCCCACCGGGCGCGTTTGGCGGCCGAGCGCTCGCCATCACGCGCCTTGCGCGCGACCGCGATCCGAGGAGCATCGAGGATGCTGTCGGCGTTGATCAGCCGGGTCAACCGCATCACCGCGAAAACGTAGATTGCGAGTACCAGTCCGATGTTCATGCTCGGCAGGCTACCACATACTACCTATAAGGTGTGGTAGTATGTGCGCATGGCCAGAGTCATTGGAATCGATAGCTCTCTCACCGGAACTGGACTCGTCCGGGTCGACCGGAAAGACAAAGAGTGGTCTGCCCAAACCCTGCTGATTAAGACCAAGACAGGCGACGGTACCCACGCGTACACCAGCCGACGTCTCAAGTTGATCCTCGCTCAGATCATCCCTGAGCTGGAGCTGCTTCCGTCCCTTGTTGTGCTTGAGGCGCCTGCGCTGTCCAAGGTAGGCGGGCACAACCACGACCGAAGCTGGCTGTGGGGCAAGATCTTCGATGCCTGCATGGACCGGCGAATTCCGATCATCACCCCGACACCGAACCAGCGCGCGCAATACGCGACCGGATCAGGCAACGCCAGCAAGGACACCGTGCTCGCCGCAGCGATCCGGCGGTGGCCCGACGTGGACATCACCGACAACAACATCGCCGACGCGATGGTTCTAGCCGCCATCGGATGTCGCGTGCTCGGACATCCGATCGACTCGGTGACGCCGGACCACTACATCTCGAAATCGGGCAAGACAAAGGGAAATTGGATCGAGAGGATGGCAGCGTGACCGAGGAGACTTCACGCCAGCACTACGTAGAGAGTCTCTCGACCCGACCTACTACTCAATTGGTTGTGGACACCGCGCCGTACGGCGGGTCACCTGAAGGTGTGACGTTCACCGCGTCTGATGAGCGGGCCGACGCTTCTGTGACACTGACTCGCGAGAGCGTTGAGCGGCTCTGGGCCCAACTCGGAACGTGGCTGGAGGCCACGAGATGACGGTCACCACTGCCGAAGGCGATCGGGCATGACTCAAATGTGCACTTGGCCGGAATGCTCGCGCTCCTGGCGTAGAAAGCGCGTGCCTGCTGCCCTCTCGAGAGGGCACGGTTACCCTCGGCGACCGCATACCGGCCAGGCGCCAATCCCCTGAGACCGCAACACGTTCTCGGCAACCCTGATCTGCTCGGCGCGCGAAGCGTGATGTGGCATACCGGATCCGCCGTTGGCTCGCCACGTCCCCAGAGTGAACTGGAGCCCACCGAAGAACCCGTTACCAGTGTTGATGGCCCAGTTCCCGCCGCTCTCGCAGGCGGCAACGGCATCCCAGTTGACCGAATCAGCATGTGATACCGGCGCGAAGCTAGTAAGTCCAGCGATGGCGACTATCCCTGAAATCAATTTCCACATGGGTCCGGGACCATGGCAGCCGCACCTGCACCCACTGCTACCTTCGCCTGCTAAACGGCAGGCCAGAAGGCGTGCCGCGCAATGAGCGCGTGAGCCAATCCGGCACCGATCCGGGCCCTTTTCCGTGAAGCGGTGAAGCGAACTCGGTCATCGATGACCCGAGCTTGGCCAGACGCCAGTGCGCCATCACCGCGGCGGCCACCCGGTCCGGGCAGTGCTGACCCACCTGCCAGTCGGCTGCCTGGTCCTCGAAAACACCGAGCTTGTACTCGACGGTGCGCGCAGTCTTGATCTCGAATGCCTGGCGCAAAGCGGCAGCTCTGCCCACCGGATCGCCCGCCTCCGTGTACTTGACGATGACGAACGGCATCGTCGGTACGAGCGCCTGCAGTTCGACGCGAGAGAGGTTTTCGCCGGCGGCGAGCCGTTCCCGCGCAGTCTTGTTCATGTCGACCCACGCGCGCTTGAGCACCGATTCGTAGGTCTTGTAAGTGGAGTAGCCCTCCAAGACGATCTCGCGGGCACCGATCGTGAGGGCCAATTCGACAGCCTTCTTGCCCCATTGATCTGATGTGTGGAGCCCTGACCAGTCCTCCGTCAAAATTGTCGTACCAACTCCGGCTAGTACGCCGCCGATGATTCCGGTCTCATCGCCCTCGCCAGAGTCGGCAGGATCGACGGCGACCACCGCGGCGACGGGGTGCTCGGGAAGTATCTCGACGCGGGGCTCGAACCACTTCCGCTCGAACAGACCGCCCTCAGGATTGCGCGGGCTGCCCTGATAGAGGGCGTACCAAGTACGTTCGCCGACATTGCGACGGGTGGCCTCGAACTCCGCGCGGGTGCGTCCGCGCGCCGAAACCATGACCTCGCCAGCAGGACGGCCCAGTGAATCCGGGATTCCATCTTCGGCAATGGCGGGGATGTTGATGTACCGCCAGGTACGCAGATCTCTCGGGAACGAACGCTCCGCTGCGAGTGTCTTTCCACTCAGATCCTCTGGGTGCCAGCGGGTCTGAATGAGGATTATCGATGCTTCGGGAGACAGACGCGTCAACGCGACCGAACTCATCCACTCGTCGACCTTGCGACGATGGGTCGCCGAGTCGGCTTCCTGCATGTTCTTGTACGGGTCATCGATGATGAGAAGGTCGGCGGCACGGCCGGTTACCGCGGATCCGAGACCGACGGCCACCAAACCGCCCTTGCCGCCGTCTATCTGCCATGCGTCGATGCGGCGGGTCTTGGCGCTGATCTTGAGCCCGAGCTTATCCTCGACCTCGGCGCCCGTCAGCGGATCTACGACGCCGCCCCCGTGCGCCAGGATCACGTTGCGGCAGTTCTGGCTGTGCGTGTGCGCGAGGTCATCTCCATACGAGGCCAAGATGATCCGGCGGTTGGGGTTGAGCTGCCACGCGCGAATGGGAGTCCAGACGGCGCACGTGGTGCTCTTGCCCTCCTGCGGCGGCATCGAGACCATCAGGTTGCGCCGGGGCGCGGCGAGTACCGTTTCAATCGCGTTGGCGATCAGGTCAATGGCAGGGGTGACGACGAAATCCGGGTCGACAGCGGCGGCCAGCTCGGCGACGTTGCGATAGCGCGCACGGATCTTGGCGCGAGCGTCCGCAGACTCGAGGTATTTGAGCACCGCGGCCTTCTGCTCGGGACGCCAATTCCGCGCCTCGGCATAGATTTTGGCGGCCTTCTCCGATGAGAACGCGCTGTCCTCTGTCGGAACGTCCGTCGAGGTAGAGGCCACGACGGGCAGGGTAGGCAGCAGGGCTGCATTGCTGTAGACTACCTATGACTACAGGTAATATAGAGATGGAAAGGCTGGCGCTCGTGACCCTTTCGGACTACAACGGGTTCCCCGGGAAGATGCGCGAAGCCGTCGGCCGGCGCATGACGAAGCGGTGGAACAACGGCGAGAGCATCCGGCCCACGCAGTGTGCAGCCTGCGGCCAGACCGAGGGCGCGATCCATGGGCACAACGAGGACTACAGCACCGAGGACGTCTATCTCCCTCTGTGCATCACGTGCCACCTGGTGCTACACATGCGCTTCCACAATGCTGAGCTGTGGGAGCTGTACAAGAAGGCAGTCCGGCACGGATTCCGGGGAGAGCCCCTGGAGCAGCGCAGCGGCCTCTACGCGATCAAACAGCGCTACGACGTCCGGCATCCCGAGAGCTTCCCCGGCGAGTACGTCAACGACGAGCGATCAGCCACCGTGCTGGACATGATCTGTCCCATCAGATTCACCCATCCGAACGCCCCGGTAGCGTGACCTAATGGCCGACAACATGCGCGTATTCCATGCCTCCGACGCGGCAGATAAGACCGTCAAGGAGGGTCCGTACGGTTGGATTCAGTGGAAAGGAACCCAGGTCTGCATCGACCTATATTGCTCGTGCGGCGCTTGCGGACATCTCGATGTCGACTTCATGTATCAGGTGAAATGTGAGAGCTGCGGCCAGCACTACGCAGTTGGAAAGCGAGTAGTGCTGGCGCCGATGTCCGCAGAAGATGCCGCCGCTGAAATGGATCAATACCCTGGAACGGAGTTCTACGGATTCAAAGACCTGACCAGGTGAACTCGGTGCGGACCGTCGAATGCCTTGGGGGTCCAGTACTCCCCTAGCGCCTCAATCTCCTGAGCGAGCGTCGGCAGCCGGTGGGTTGCGTGAGCGCGCGGGGCGCGGCCCTCCACGAACAGATGCTCGATACCGGCATGCACCAGCACATCGGACATCATCGCTGGTGTGACGCCGTAGTCGTCCAACTCGGGCAGTACCCGGCGCGCGACGACCGCCTTGATCTGATGCTCCAACAGCCACACTCCGAAGTCGTGGAGCTCGCCCGGAAGCAGCTGGTGCCGATATACCTCGGGTTCGCTACCCGGGAGGTCGTGATCCCTTTTGTACGTGCCCGCTTCACGTCCTGCCGTCACTGCAGCCCGGCTGGATTCCACGCCGACAACGTCATACCCGTAGTGCCGCAGACGATGCGTGAGCAATCCGGTAGAGCTGCCCAGATCCAGCACCCGACCGACGTCCTGCTGAACCCCAGCCATGAACAACCGAACGATCCCATCGTGGATCGCCGGGTACTTGCCGGTGGCTTTCCACGCGTCCAGGTACTCGGTCGAGTTGAACCGGGTATCGCTCAAGATATTTCGGCCTTTGGATACCACGCATTCGAGTAGGCGTGGTTCTTGATGTTCTTGGCGGCGAAGACACCTTCCTGCGCGAGCAGGTCCACCTCGTCTTTGGTGCCGCCGATCTCTGCCGCGATCGTGGCGCGGTCGATTCCGTGCTCCTCGATCAACTCACGCACAATGGCGCTCATCTCGACGGCGACGTGAGTTCCCTTGGCCCGGTTGATTCGGATGGTCATCAGCATCGCAGTCGGCCGGTCTACGTGCAGGACGGCCACCGGCACCCGGCCTCGCCAACGCTTGCGCACCGGGTTTGAGTCTTGCGACAGACGCCACCGGTGGAATCCATCGATAATGAGCCGCTCGGGATTGACGAGCAAGGGCTGTAGCCATCCGGTCGAGAGCAGAGACCGTTCGAGAAGTCGCAGCTCGGCCAGATGCACTCGGTTGGGATTCCAGGTGTTTGCGTCGAGGGTGTCGGCTGGTACCCATCGGATGTGGTCAATGGGGTCTCCCTCGGTAACGGGCAGCAGCGGCAGCCCGGCCGCGTTAAGTACAGGCCGCGCGGTGATTGGATCGTCCGAGTCCCAGAGATTCACGCGCGCCGCCGAACTTCGAGCTCCGCGATCTCCCGCTGCAGATCCTTGTTTTCCTGTTGCTGCCGCAAGAAATCACGGCGGCCACGGAGCCGGACGTTTTCAACTTGAACGCGGCGCTTCTCGTCGTAGTCCGGGTCTTCCCTGCGCCGCATCGCGAGGTAGTCGTCATTTGTCGGCTCAGGATCTTTCCGTGGCCAGAACCTCATACCTTCGCCTTTCGTCGTGCTGATTGCTGTTCTCTCGACAGCGCGGTGATCGACCGTTTGTAGGCCCCGGCCATGAACTGAGTGAGCACGTAGTCGCTCGGGTAGGAGTCAGGGGTCTTGGCCTGTTTGATCCGAATCGAGCGCAGTTCCTTGACCGCCTTGGCCTTCTGCTGCTCGTCGTCGATGGTGTCGTCGATCCACGCCTGCACACCGTCCAGGGATGTGCCGTACCGCTGGATGATGCCGGCTCGGTCCAGCTCGCCGTAATACCGCTCCTGTACCGCCATCTCAGGGAACAGCGCAATCACCTGGTCGTAGAACATCGGCTCGTAGGCGCGGATGTTGTCGAATCTCTTCGCGCGCTCGGCGTGCAGCGGCGTCGACACCCGCAAGGGCTCTTTCGCCCAGAGCTGCGCGTCGTACGTTGAGCAGTAACGGATCTCCTGGTCGTAGAAGTACCGGAATACGTCATTCTCTTGCCAGTCGAAGATCGGCTTGACGGTGAATACTCGAGGATCCGCGGTGGTGTTGATGTAGTTCTCGGTGAGCTTGGCCGTCAGCGCCCGGAACCGCATCAGCGACTCCGCGGCGCGCACACCGGTCACCATGGCGACCTTGCCCTTCTCCCCCTTGGCCGCGAGCGTGTCCATCGAGTACTGGTCGTACACACGGTCGTTCAGCAGGCCGAGGGATACCGGCGTGATCGCCCAGTCGGGTTCCGGTCGGATGTGCTCGCGGTTGGGGTCCCATTGGACGTATTGCGTGCTGGTGCCCAGGATGTACTTGGTTGACGCCAAAGGCATGCAGTACCAGCGCAAATCGATCCAGTCGAGTTGGCGGTACTCGTCGACGAACTGCACCACCGAGTCCGGTATCAGCTCCTCGTCGCGGAACACCACCTTGATCGGACGCTCATCTCCGCGCTCCAACGCGACCTCGCGAGCCAGGTGCACGCACACCAGCGAGTCCTTGCCGCCGGAGAACGCCACCAGCACGGTGTCGAACACGTCGTAGATGTGGTGCATCCGGCGCCGGGCCTCGTCGAGCACGTTGGCGTCGATGAACTCCCGGACGTGCTTGACCCTAGCCATCTGCATCCCCGGTGTTCGGTACGTCGAAAGGGCCCACAGACAGAAAACGGACAACGTCGCCATCGACGGAAAGCCGTTGGCCTCGTGACATCAGAGACAACTGGACCATGTGGTGGATGTTGTCGTGCAGCGCTTGACTGCCGAACTTACCGGGCATTGTCGCGCTTCACTCGCAACTTGGTCAGCCCGCGTAACGTGCTGCGGCGTCCCTTTGCCTGCCGTTCGTTGATACCGATCTGTCTCCGTTCCTCGGCAATGAGGATCTCTATATTGAGGCGGGTCAGTGCCTCGATCGCCTTACGTGCCGCCCACTGCACCCTGACCTCATCGCCGGGTATCTCATATCGCGCGGGCAGGGTATTGCATCTGGTCCACGCACCACGTAGGTCTTCTTGGGTGACACCTGGCTGCTCATCCACGTAGTTCGGCCTCGGTATCGAGTAGCGACTGCCGGACGCAGGCATCCTTGGCTTCCAACAGATGTCGCAGCCCTGCGCTGAGTTCTGGACCATCCTGAAGCGCATCTAGCAGGCGGTCCCGTGTCTCGGCGAAGATCGCCGCCACGGTTCGTGGTCGGACGGGCAGGTTCGGGTTCGGCGTCAGCCAACGGCTCAGATTTTCCGTTGCGGGGTGGCGGCTCGACTCTGTAGCGCTCATGCTGCTAACTCCTCGATGTAGTGGGTGATCCGTTCTCCCGGTGTCAGATCCGGGAGGGTGCGACGAAGCCAGTTCACGAATTCGGTCCACACGATCTTCTGGTCGGCAGAGTCGAACACGATGTCGTAGGAGATGACCGGGTTGCCGCGGCCGGCAGACTCGGCGGGAGGTTCGTCGTCATCGTCAAGGCCGAGATCTACCTCGATGTCCGCGCCCAGGCTCGTCGCGCTGATCGCGTCCAAGTCCTCGGCGGTGTAGCCGAGGCCGGTCAGATCGTGGCTGACGTCGGACAACAGATCGGCAAGCGCCTTGGAGTCGTACGTGCCCTTCTCGCTGGTCCGGTTGTCGGCCAAGACGATTCGTTTGGCCTGATCCTCGTCGACATCGACCCAGTGGACCAGGATCGCGTTCCAGCGGTCATCGTCCGGTAGATCGGTAGCGAGCTTGCGGAATGCCTTGAGCGTGTGGTTCCCCGCCAGCACCTCGTTTGGCCGGCCTGTATGGGTGCCGATATTGGCGGTGATCGGCCGGTACTGTCCGTGCGCCTTGAGACTCGCGACCACCGACTCCACGTTTCCCTTGCGGGGGTTGCGGTGGTAGTTGCGCAGAGTTGACGGTGCAACCGCGATAGTTGAACCAGAGGTCGGTTTAGTTGAAGTACGCCGTGGCATCAGACTCGCTCCCCCGCAGTGTCGTTGAGGTGCTCTGTGATGCGTTCGGCCACGGTCATGCCGGTGTCCGGATACTGGTCCTTGAGCAGCTTGATGAAGTCGAACCACGTGTCCTGCTGATCCTCGTCGTCGAACACGACGGTGTAGCGAATGGCCTTGTCGTCGGGGTCGCCATCCGACAGGGCGGGCGCATCATCACCGCGGTCTCCGGCCCCGACGATCCGGTTGATCGCCGCCTCCAGGTCGTCCAGATCAGCGTCGCTGTAGCCAGTGCCGGTCGTGCCGACCTCGTTGAGCAGCTCCACCAGCTCGGCGGCGTCGAATCCACCGTCCTCGAAGCTGCGGTTGTCCACCAGCACGATGCGGGTGGCCATCTCGTCGTCCACGTCGACCCAGTGGACGGCGATCTTACTCCACTGTTGGTCAAACGGGTTCTGCTCAGCCAGGTTTCGGAACGCCTTGAGCGTGTGGTTACCGGCAAGCACTTCATTCGGACGACCGGTCTGGGTTCCGATGTTCACGCATAGCGGCTTGAACTGTCCGTTCGCCTTGAGTGATCCCATGACGGCATCCACGTCGCCTACGCGTGCATTGCGGTGGTAGATCGAGAGTTCCGCAGGACTGACCCGGGTCGTGGTACCAACAAGCACCGATGGTTCAGAGGCCATGGCGCGAGGGTAAACACCGCAGGTGCATGTCGGTCGAGCTGCGAAAACTACTCGATCTGCACAATTGACAGTACCTATAGTGCTAGGTATTGTAGGTAGTGCCAAGAGGTTGGGATTGAACCCACCCAAGAAGGGAGTAAACCCATGTCATCGGCTGATACAGCCACCAAGACTCCGCTCAGTGTAGGACGAAAGACGTTCCTACATGGCGTTTTCACCGCCGCGCTCGAAGGCGGCATTCAGTACTGGGCGAATGTCGATGAGTATCACTGGCGCACGTCAGGTACCAAGGACCTGTCCATAATGGACCCCAGAGTCAACGATCTGGACGGCTTCTACGCCACGATCCTGTCCACCGAGCTGGATCTGGAAGACCCCAAAGACAACGGCTGGGGTATCGACGACCTGCCCAGCACGCTGCGGATTGATTTGGACGTCGTCGACCGAGGGACGAACCTGTTCGCCCAATACTGCCGAGGCGAGATCAACTCCCATGGGATCGATGTCCCCGAGGAACAGCGCAAGCCGCTGGCCGATGACGCCTACTGGCGCCAGTTCCTAGCCGCCGAGGCCACCCACGGGCGAGAAGGCGACTACGACGCGATGGTGGCCGACAACATCGTGCAGTTCGGCTTGTTCGGGAAGCTGGTCTACGGATGAGCGACAAGACATCCCGATTCACCAACATCGGGGACATCCGTCGCGCCAATAAGAAGGCGGGGATGTTCTGGTTCTCTCCCGCGACTATCACGGCGCATGGCGCAAAGGTGGAGAGCCGGGTCTACGACGAGGGCGTCACCGAGGACTACCCCGCGGGGTCACGAGTGTGGGTTGAGTCCCGACGAAACTACGACGGCACAGCGCGTGAACACCTGATCGCCCGGTTCAATGTCGAGACCTCCGACATCTCGTACGTCCACATCGAATACAAGACCTTGGTTTTCGGGTCATCCCACCACGCCGAGAAGCACATCACCGAGAACATGCTTGGAGGCGGCCATGGTTCCGAATGAAGCACTGGTGAAGCTGCGGGCCATGGTCCACGCCGAGCACGCGATCGGCAGCCAGTGGACTCCCGAGTACGCCAACCAGCGGTGCGCGCTGTGGGCCGAGCAGTTCGAGTCACTCGACGTCTGGCTGTCCAAAGGTGGTTTCCTGCCACCGGATTGGACCTCCGACGAGGCCAAAGAGGCGCTGGCCTTGTATCGCGAGTATCACGAGTGCGAAGGCGATCGCGAGGACGAAGACGATAAGCGGTGGGACTTCATCGATGCCGCGCTCTCGGTGCTCAAGCGGCTGGCCGGCGTCACGGACGAGGAGCTGGTCCATGGCTGACATCAAATCAGCAAGCCCGGAGGCCGAAGCCCGCTTCGCATTGATCAGTGCACTTGATGACCTCACGTACAGCGGAGCCGCCGGGCCGGTGCCCGGCATCGGATTGAACCAGAGCGAAGCCGAGTTCCTGGCGGAGGTCACAGACTGGATCGGCGAACTAGGCAAGGCGCTGGTACGGGTCCGCGAGTCCGTCACAGACGTGATCGATGAGCTGGAGACATTGCGCTCGCAGCGACATTCAGTCCGGGCCTTCCTTGGCCTCAACAGTCCGGCAGGAGACGACTAAGCGTGGACATTGCGGCCAGCGTCACCCAGACCGAGCCCGACGGCACCACATCCAAGGCCCACGTCATCGTCGATAGCACCGGAAACATCGTCCAGATGGGCGGCGAGAACGCGATCGATGCCGCCGACGGCGACCTCGGCGACTTACTGGCGTGCTTCGCCAGAGTCGCTGCAGACATTGAAGATTCGGAGGACAGACTGTGATTGAGACACCAACGCGCAACACCGAGCTGATGCTCAAGGTGTGGAACCACCTGACCGAGCACCCCGAGGTACACAACCAACGAAATTGGGCCCAGCGGCCCTGGGACATCGTGGACATCCACGCACTCGACAACAAGATCATCTACGAGAATGCCTGCGGCACAAGGACGTGCTTGTGTGGTGACGCCTTGCAGCTGTCGGGATATCAGTTCGGGTACTGGAAGACCCGCGTCCGTGCATCAGAGTTCAAACGTCCTGATGGATCTACCGGACACGAGTTCATCACTGAGGGTATGAAGTTGTTCGGTCTCACTCGGGAGCGGGCGGTTCATCTCTTCACCTGCACGATGGACAACAGCGATGCGTTGATGCTGCTGCGATCGCTCATCGACAACGACGGCGAGTTCGAGCGCGACTTGGCTACGTGCCTGGACTGCAAGCCACCACGTTGGGACGCCTGATGAGCGATCCGGACACCAAGATCGTCAGGATCGAATGGGCCACCATCGAGCGCCATAGCGGATACTTCCGAGTCCCAACGGATTTCGACCCTAATGACTACGACATGGGCGATGCTGTGGCTGAGCATGATGACGAGACGAACGACGGCTGTGAACGAGACGATTTCGAGGTATACGACACGGATTGGCCCGTCGACATGGAAGAGGCAATCGACCTAGATCTCGACGGGTTCTCGGTCGGATGATCACCCTCGATGACGCGCGCGAGAGCATCGACCTCATGGTGCTCCGCGACGGCGTAGAACCCCGCAAACGCGGCAGAATCATCGCCGTTGACGACGCCCACGTGCTTGTCCACTATTTCGACGATCCCATGCTGTCCACCAGGGCGACGCGGCCGGGTGATCTGAGTTTGGTGTACCGAAGGGGCAAGCCGCCAATGACGTTGGCGGTGCTGTTCTCTCACGGCAGCTCAATGGTCTACGAGGAGTTAGTTACTCCAGAACGGTTCACGTGCCGCGTGCCGGCGGAAACCTTTGCCCAGCGGATTGCGCGCATTCAAGGCGTCGAGTACGAGGTCATGGAGCTTGTCGGCGGACGCTGGCAGAGTCGCAAAGGTGAGACGCCGGTGGATGTCATTCGACGGAGGTGGCAGGTTTGACCGAGGACTACATCGACGCAACCAGCACGCGCATGATGGTGGCCGAGCTGCGGATGACCGGATTGAGCCTGAACGAAATATCCGAGCAGCGCCTTGTTTCCGTCGAGTCGCTGCGGACGCTGATCCGGGGACGCAACGACGATGGGACACCAGCACCGGACGTCCTCTACCGCCACTACGAATCCCTGGTGAAAGCTCCATGCCAGCCCTCGCGCGAGCTCCCGAAGTTTCCTGAGCAGGGGTACGACGGCCTGGTCTTGCCGTTCGGCACGATTCGACGGCTACGAGTCCTTGTCGCGCTCGGCCACAGTCACGCTTACCTCGCGCAACGTATCGGTGGATCGCCTTCTCGGCTCAGTCGGGTGATGAACCCATGGATCACCGGACAGGTGACCGCAGAAGGCACTGAGCGGGTGTACCGCACCTATCAGACATTGCGCCTGATCGCGGGCCCATCAGAAGCCGATCGGATCGACGGGAAACTTCGGGGCTGGGACATCTGGTTGGACGCCGATCACGACGATTTCGATCGCGTGGTGGTCGACGACTACGGGTACATCGAAAACGACCCTGCCGTGGACGCCGGAGGATCGCGATGACTTCGCTGGTCGTACCACGACATCACAGTTACAGTGCTATTGACCACAATTTTGGGCGCTACGCCCAGTAGCGGGGGAAACAATGTCAGACGAGAAGCTGGAAGTAGATCTTGCAGCACTGGGGAAACTGTCTCCCCAGCTGCAGGGCATGGCGGGCAAGTTGAACAAGGCTGCCGCCGCCCACCCGGGTGGCGAGGCAGGTGGCTCCCCCGCGACGGCGGCGATCGGCAAGCTGGTAGAGAAGTCCATCCCGAATGTGCAGCGGACCTTAGCGGCCCGGTTGAACACCGTCGCGGACCTCTCGCAGCAGGCCAAGTCGCAGTTCGGTGATAGCGAAGAGCACATCCAGCAGACCATCACGTCCGCCGCTGGGCTCGCGCTCACCCGCGACGTTCCGATCGGAGAACACTGATGGCCGGACGGTCCTACAAGCTCCTGATGTCCACGCCGACCAAGGCCAACATCGAGCTGATGAGACAGACCATGGTGACCGCCGTCGAGATCCAGCAGACCGGGGCGGACTACAAGCTCGCAGTCGAGCGCCCCGACGGGCAGCCATGGGACGGCGCGACGGCCGACGCGGCGCGCGAGACCGCCAGCAGCGACGAGAAGGTGTTCTTCGGAGTCGGGCAGTCGATCCTGAACGACGCGCCCACGGTGGTCGATACCCTCTCGCAGGCGTTGGAGCAGCAGAACGCCGCCATCGCCCTGCACGACGACGCAGTGAGCAACCACTACAAAGTGGCCGATGACCTGACCGTCGAATGGGAACCGTCCAAGGGCGCGACGGATGAACAGATCGCCAAGGGCAAGCAGTATGCCGCCAACCTCCAGAAGATGCTCCAGGCCAAGTACGACGCATGGAGTGCTGCCGACCTGCAGGCCGCCAATCAGGTCAACGCGATGGATTTAGACACCCTGCTGGCCCCCGTGGGCGGGCTGGATGCGGCGCGTGGCAACGAGGACGGATCAGCTCTCCAGGGTGGCTATATTGACCCTGAGCTGATCAAGAGGGTGCGCGCTGCGGGGTTCCTCTCCCCCGAGCAGGTGACTGCGCTGGCCGACGGCAAGCCTGTGACCATCCCGTCCAACCAGATGCAATACCTGTATCAGCTGTCGCGGTCGTTGGACGGAAAGACGCCGGCCGAGATCAACGGATTCCTCACAGGCATCAAGAACCCCGAGGATCGGACCGCGGTGCAGAACGCCCTGGCGATGGTGTCCAACAGGAACATCCGGTCCGGGGTCGACAACAAGGCCGGGGTCACCGAGGCCACACGAGGCAACTTCATCCCGACGGCGGGCTCTATATCGAATCTGCCTGATGGGCTGCGCGATGCACTGACCCGCTCCGATCTCGTGAAGGTCTCCTTCGACAACGCAGCGCGTGGGTACGGCGGACCGCAGACCGAGCTTCGCGGCGTCGGTGATCTGCAGGAGGTCGCCAAGATCTTTCACGGGGTCACGCCGGGATATCTCAACGGCTCGGACGCCACGCAGGCGATGCTTGGTGCTGCCTCGGAGTACTCGAACGCCGAGATCCACACCTGGGACAAGGACTGGAAAAACCTCAGCGGCGGCATCACCTCCGATGCCCATGGCGATTTCAAGTCCGCGGTGGCCGACATCTTCCAGGGCGCGAGCAGTGACCACGTGGACATCGCAGACATGGCAAAGAAGGCTGCCGACCTGCCCAGCACCACGGATTCGCTCCTGAGCGCGATCAACGACAACCGCTGGGACGGACAGGACGCCAAACTCGCTGACGTATTCAACTGGGCCGCAGATGATCCCAGCAACCCGTTAGCGCAGCAGGTCGCCAACGCCGAAGGACACTACCTCGCCAACCCTGACAACCAGGCCGACCTTCGGGCGATTCCAGGAACCGAACACAACCTGGCTGCTGGACAATCATTCGCCGAAGCCAACCCCGAACTCGCGAAAACCGCTGCACGCCTGGATGCGCCTCATGTCGCCGAGCTGTTCGGCGCCGACAACGCGAACACCCCGGAGATCAAAGCACTTCCTGACGCCGACCATGCCAAGAACCTGATGGCCAACTTGGACCGCAATGAGGACTCCGCCAAACTGATCAACGGCGGTGCGTACAACGAATACATGCACAATCTGTCTGACGCCGCCCACATGCCCCCAGGGGCCGATCGCGACAACGCATTCGAGGTCGGCGGGCGCATCAAGGAAGGGATGCTCGAAGGCGCGACTGACGCCTTGCATAAACCCGATGAACCATCCGCTAAGAAAATCGGGGAATGGATCAACGGTCAATTCGATGCCGACAAGGTGCTCAAACCCATTGAGGCTATTGATCAAGCGGCCCAAGGGAACGCCAACCCCGCGGATGCTGCCAACAAAATGGTAGGTACCGGCCAGTTCGGGTTCAACAGCCTTGACAGTCAATCGGCCTTACTCAAGGGACTGCTCCAAGCCAATCCGGATATTGCTGCCGATCAGCGATTAGAGCACTACCTCACCGGCGGACATCTCGATCCCGTAAAAATTGCCGCAGATCACAAAAACGCCTCTAGCGCCATCGGAAACGTGCTGATAGACAACGGACTGGGACCCGACCGGTGGCTGCCTCAGGAGCAGCAAGGCGCTAATCCCACCAATCGCAAATGGCTACCAAACAGCTAGCGGGCGCTCTCACAGCGCTCTTGGCCCTGACGATAAGCGGCTGTCACAAATCGCCAACGACATCGCCTTCCATTCCCGAGGACAAACTGCAGTACACCTATCGGTGGATATCCAACCCTCGTCTGGACCTCATGTCGTCCGAGGGTACATTCGTGCGAGCCGTTACCGAGTCCGAGGAGAGCGCGCGACTATCTCATCAAAGCGGAAGAGCAGCGTTTATCGACAAGGGATATCCCGGCATTGAGCGCGCTGAGAAAAACGTATTCGGAAAGCGCGACCTGGGGTACTTCGGGGGCGATACTAGTCAGCCCAGCATTGTCGGTACCGCCTACTACGAAGTCGTGGACTTCCGACGCGACGGCGAGAGCTTCACAGCCACCGTTTGTAACTACAGCGGCCAGACAGCACAGAAGGAGCCTAACGGGAAATACAGCAGCCGGGGTTCCACACCGACGGGTTCTGCATCGACGTATACATTCGGCCCCGACCCCTCAATGCCGCTAACCGAACAACACGCTCCTCCAACTAAGCAGCACGGTCCGGCAAGGCAACCTGACGACAATGTATTCGGTACTTGGCTCCTACTCGAAGAACCCCGCAGCGCCGCGGATCAAGTCGAGATGTGCCAGAAACTAGCGCCCGGGACGCCCGCCGACTGGCCAGATGTCTATGTACGTTCCGATCCCCCACCGACCTTGCCACCCGACCCTGGCTGGCCTGCGGGAAGTTCTGCATAGGATGGCCAAGTTTGGACAGGGCTGCATATCCCCGTTCTTCCTCGGCGCAGCAACGACACTGGCAGTTTTGACGGTACCCACCGCAGCGCTGACTTTGACGGCCGCAAAGACCACAAGGCCCGAAATTCCTCTTGCGGCATGGGCGTTGGCGACTTCTGGAGGGCTGCTCGCGGCTGTCATCGCGGATATGGTGCTGGTACGTGTGAGACGGAAGAGAGCAGGAGATTCAACCCGAGCTAATGGGGCTGCGTTATTGGTAGTAGCTACCTGCGTTTTCGCAATCCTGACCTGGCGACCAGTCGCCCTCGGCATTCCTGAGACGGTTCACAGCGGTGCCGCCGAAGTCGCCTTCAAGATGGCAACGTACATGGGCCTTTGCGCAGTAGTCTCGATTCCAACAATGTTCACGCATTCGTACCGGGTAAATGAACGCTCCATCGCCCTTGGCGTTGGACTCGGGATAGTACTCGCGCTCTCTACGACATGACGAGCATTTACACTACCTATAGATCAAGGTAGAATGAAATGGTGAGGCAGGGAGTAAACCCGCCGAGAAAGGAATGAACCTGTGGTCGCGTTCGATCTCGCCGACAGCGAGCCCACCCCAGATCCGTTGGCCGTAACCAAATCCGAGCCGCTGTGCCCTGACTGCCTGCTGCACCACGCCGGAGAGTGCTTCTGATGTCCCGCCACACCTCCCGGTACATCACCTGCGACGCGACCGGATGCGGCAGCGAGTTCAGTGTCGAGGGAAAGCTCGACTGGTTCGTGGTCCAAGCCCGCGCCCGCAGCGCCGGATGGCGCCAGGACGGGAACACGCACCTATGCCCTACCCACCGACGGGTCTCCCCCGCCCGGGTGCGTGAACTTGCGTCGTCACACTCATGACCAGCCCGAACTGTCACGTGACACGAAAAATGCCAGCTGCCCCGGGGGGGGGTCGGGCAGCTGGCATCCACAGCCTAGCGATTGACCCTCGTGTTTGTCGGACGTCGGTGAAATGATCGCGCTATGAGCCTCAAGAAGACCGGACAGCTGAGCGCCGGCACGACTGCCGTCTGCTTCATCACCGCCGGGGTGATCGCGTACGGGTTCTTCAACGGGTTCGACTTCCTGCGCGACGCGTTCACGGCAGCGGCCACGGTGGTCTACGTGATCGTGTTCCTGGCCGCGGTCGCCGCGGCGGTCGGGTTCGGCGGGATCTGGCTGGACCACAAGCTCACCGAGCGACGCACACTCAAGGCGAAGCAGGCCAAGGAGATTGCCGATCTGCAGCGCCGGGCATCACTACCCATCCTCTGCGGCGAGCGTCCGTCCACCCTCCTCGGCGGCGGCCCCTGCGTCGAGCCGCTGTTCCACGTCGGGCTCCACAAGGACAAGTACGGCAGCGAGTGGTTTACGTCAGTCAATCTTGGCGATGTGGCCTTCTGACCGTCCCCCATTGTCGGTGACGCGCGATAGCCTTGCGCAAACCGAACAATCAACCGGGGAGTGATCATCATGCGGGGAAAAATGAGAATGCGGCCGAGCCGCGCAGTCATCGCGGCGGTGTGCGTTGTAGCCGGGTTCCTGACCAGCTGCCAATCGTCCGAAGATAAGGCGGCGACGGCCAAATCAGATTGCCAGACGGTCAATGAGCTTCTCGCATATGACATGGACAATGCCAAGTCTGCAATGAACGGCGTGAATGTGAACGAGACGGAAGCAACGGCCCGGATGCAGGGCTATGCAGACAAGATCTCCGACCCCAACTTGAAGAGCAAGGCGCAACAACTGGTGGACCTCTGGAAAGCCTCAGCTGTCGGGGGCGGCAGTGCCAGCAATGATCTGGCCACTTTCGTCAAACAGCAGGCAGCGCTGGCTAATCAGTCACGAGTACTCACCCGCGAGTTGGAGCGTTTGTGCCCGAGCCAGGATCAAGGGCGTACCAACCACGTTGGTACGAAATAGTGCGAGAGCCGTTGTCTGCGTACCAACCCTGACTGTTACGAGTTTGGTGGTAACGCCGCCAGCACCAGGTTGGGTATCCCGCTCTTGAGCACCTTGCACTGGTCGCGGAACTGCTGCTGTTTGTCGCGAGCGCACGCGCGGCAGAAGGTCTTTCCGGTCTTCTCCTGGACGTAGGAGTTGTACTTGTCCATGACGTGCCCGTTTTCGCAGAGCCGGAAGCCGACGATCTTCTCGTCGATCATCCGGTCGAGCTTGCCCTTGGTGCGCTCCAGCTCCGCGCGCAGCTCATCGAGCTCGTGATCCTTGGCCTTGAGTTCCCCATGCGCCAGGCGCAGCTCATCGGCGAAGTTGTTCGCGTCCTTCTGCATGAGCGTGCAGATGGTGCTGAACTCCATAGCGCGTATCGAGCGCACCAGCCGTAGCGAGCACGATGTCCGGTCGGCGATCTCTTCGGCGGTGAGCCCCGCAAGCGTCAGCCCCGACACCAGCCAGCACCGGTCGGGTATCTCCAGCGATTCCATCCGTCGCAGATTCCCGGCGAGTACCGCGGCGATCAACTGGTCATCTGGCATCCATCGCTGCTGCGTGGGGGCTTGTCCCATACCCGCACGGTAAGCAATCACCGTGACAAACCATGGCACCGCCGCGCCCGGTACTGCTAGCGGGGGCCACCGACCTTCATCCACGGCTTGCAGTGCTGGCTGCGAAAGAACCCCTCGTGGGCGGTCACAATGACAATCAGCTGTCCATCGCCCATTTGATTCGCCACAATCCCCCCGTTCGCATTCTGCGTTTCCCAGTAGCAGTCGGTGTTGCCGAGGGACCTGTAGGTTCCGGGCGTCACTTCGGGGCCTACCCGGTACGTGCCATCTCCGGGAATCGTTGTCTCAGTAGCCGTCTGGATGTCAGGAAGTGGTGCCGGGGCCGACGTCACGGTCATGGTCACTGTCCGTTCCGCATAGTCGCCACCGCCGAGTACCGACCGCATTTGTTTGCGGCTGTAGTCGGCGTCGTACTTCGCCTCGACGCGACGCAGCTCCTTGCTCATCGTGCCGTAGACAACGGCGCCCGTAATGGCCGAGAACAGGACGCCCCCGGCCACGAAGGGCAGCAAGATCGGCAGTCGACCCGATTTGTCGGTTGTCATCGCGCGCACCTCTCCGTTGGGGTGCAGGAACAGTACGTCCTTGTGAGATCACTGCACAAGATGGACCTGTAAACATCGGTTACCACAGGCGATGTCGGTGCCCTGCAATACGATTCCCATCAACAGGGCGCCCGCATGGGCGGTGACGGGAGACAAATACATGATGGTCAGGGCGGGTTTCGTTGCATCGATGCTGGCAGGAGGAGCCGCGCTGTCGGGGGTGGCGGCAGTTGGATTCGCGCCGCCGGCCAAGGCGGATCAGTACTGCGAGCCCCGCGCGATGGTGTCGTACTGCGATGGCCCGGTGCGCGCCGATGGTTCGTGGCGCCGGTGCTTCTACAACACCCCGACGTGGGGCGGTGGCGGCGGGTACATCAGCGGTGGCAACTGCTACGACGTCCCGGGCGCCGGCCAGGACCCGTACCCCTGGGCTCCGCAGGATCACCTGGCGCCGTAGCCCACCGGCACCGTCAGTGACATCACCTATAACCATAGGTAGTGTGTTTTTCGAGGTTCGTCAGAAATTTCGCGCTCATATTCGGTCCTATGGGCTCGGTCGGGCAAACCTTGCGAGAGGACGGATAGCACTGTAAGTTATAGGTAGTTCACCAAGAGGTGAGCACACCGATGAAGGGATTGAACCCATGTCTGTTACCGCTCCTGCCCGCAAGCCTGCCACTCGTACTGCCAAGGCTGCGACCACGCCTGCACCGGTTAAGGATGTTGCCCCCAAGGCTGAGCCCACGCCTGCGGTGCTGACCAAGAAGGTCACCAGCGCGACCAAGTTCCGGGTAGCTGTACGTCACGCTGCTCAGGCCAATGGCTGGGCCTTTGAGCAAATCAGCACCAACACCGATGCGTACACCAAGGGTGACACCGTGGTGCATGTGCATCACGGTGCCTCTGATCTGGTCACCAAGGCCGAGAAGCTGGTGGGTACCAAGCCCATCGAGCAGATCATTCCCGGCTCCAAGCTCAAGATCGAGAAGGTCCACAATTGGCTGGCGGCCAAGGACCAGGCGACCGAGTTCTTGCGGGTCCCGGCCGACAAGGTGGCCGAGTTCGAGTCCGGTAAGGGCCTGGCACTCATCAAGGTGATGGACGAGCCCAAGGCCAAGGTGGCCGCCAAGTAGCCAGCGCCTTGCCTCGCCCTGGTGGGGACACCACCAGGGCGGGGTTGGGTACTGGATAGTCCAGTGCCACAAGGGGATTGAACCCCGCACAGAAGGGAATGAACCCTATGAAGCTGTACGACCGCCTCACGCTGGCGATGGCTGCGGGCGCGCTGGTGATGGCCGGCGCTATCGCCAACCCGACCGTGATCCCGACGCCGGCCACCCCGTCGGTGGTGCACTCGGTGCCCGTCAGCGAGCCCGAGGAAGACGAGCCGGGCTGGGACTGCGCCACCATGGGCAACCGGATCTGTGGACCGGGAGCCGACCGGTGACCGGTCCCGTGGATCCGAAAGATCGTCGGGTCGTGGACATCGCGGCCGAGCTGGATGCCGAAGACGCCGACGAGGAGTAGCGACGCGGTGGGCCTGCTCGGATCAGAGCGCCTCGGGGAGCTCGGTACCCTGTCCCCTCGGCGCCGCCCGTCCCGGGTCGTGGCCACGACACGGAATCCGCGGGCCCGCCGCGACATCCACGCTATACCCCTCAGATGTTCGACCACTCGTCGGCCGCGACCGGCTGCCACCCGGGTGCCGGCGCCGGATCGGCGGAGTCGACCGGCTCGGCGGCCGGGTCAGTCACGACCTCGGCGTCGATGACGGCGCCGTTCCCGGTCGCACCGGCGCGGTGCCCGATCGCCTTGAGCAGATCGGCCGGCGGTGTGCCACCGACCGATTCGATCAGCGCCGCCGTCTTCTCGGCGAACTCGATGTCGCTGACACCGACGTTGACGCGCGTCGGGGCGTCCAGCCCGAACAGCTTGGCCTCACGCTCCAGCGACGACAGGATCACCCGGGCGGCATCGATGTCGCCTTCGAGCATCTTCTTGTAGTTGGCCTTCTGCACATCGATGATCACGCTGCGCTGGCGGGCGATCATGTCCTCGGCGGTGTCCGACAACAGGTCCCGCAGCCCCGCGGTCATGTCCTTGCGGGCCTGCGTGGTGCTGATCGACTCCTTGCGGGCGATGTCGGTGAACGTCACGCCCGCGTTACGCAGCATCACCACCCGGATGCGGCGCTCGAACGTGGTCTCGTCAGGCGGCACCGTCCCGTTCGCGAACGCCTCCAAGCGCGCCGAGTTCTCACTCACAGCGCGTCAACCTCTACCCGGTGCAGGGGCGAGCGCTGTAACCGTTTGGCCTTCTCGCGCCGCCGGTCCCGGTCATCGAGCACCGACTCGAAGAACTCGTCGAGGCTCTGACCTTCGAGTGACGCCTCCGATTTCAGCCGTCTCCAGATAGTTTCGCGCGCCCGGACTGTTCGTTTGGTGGGCAAGTCCTCCATGTCCTGCACGGTACGAACTCGGGCTGAACGCACCAGCACAGCTGCTCCCACAGCTCCACGCGGACAGCTGTTCTTGGCCCTGAGAGCCATGTAGACACTCGATACAGCTCAGCTTGTCCCCCACAGCCATCACAGCCATCTAGCACCGCTGGTGACGATCCCAGGGACGCACAGCTCACCGGTCAATCGACCTGCTCACCGACGCCACAGTGACTTCGCTATCGCCTACGAGGGTGCGCGACGAGTGCAGCCCCAGCGGAGCGAGGACGCGCGTTCTCCCCCGGCATCCAGCACAAGTCCTGTGGTCATCTGATATGAAACCCGGAGGTGTTCAACGTCATTGACACAATGCACTAGTGTCAATCGTCCGCGCGCGTGACAACGATGTTGAATAACAAACATCTGATGTCCGCCTTCGTCGCGCTCCCGGCCTGGGGGCCTCCCGCGCTCCTCGGCGTTGATCCTAACACCTGGTGTCAAGCACTGTCATTTTTGACATGATAAGTTAGGGACATGAGATCCACTGTGCCAGGCGTGTATTGGGCGCCTTCTGCAGGCCGGTGGCGTGTGCACCTACGCCGTGGACCGCACGCGGGAAGCTACGGCTACTTCGATGACCAAGACGAGGCCGAGCAAACCGCACTGCTCGCAGCTGCGGGAAAGCTGGCACCGGGCGCCAACACCGCTACGCGGTACCGCACCGAGCGCAGATCAGCTGCGGGGCCGCGCAAGCCATACACCGTCAGCGAGACGGCATCCCCGCGCAGTGGCACCGGAGTGCGCGGTGTCAGCTTCAACCAGCAATCAGGCAAGTACCACGTGCGCATCAAGGTCGACGGACGCTATTGCAGCTTCGGACTGCATGAAGACCTCGGCGTCGCGGCTGAGATCGCGCGCCAGGTCTATGCCGGTGAGCGCGTACCACTACCCCGCTCTGATCAGCCCAAACCCGCGAGATCACGGACGCCACAGGTAGATCCGTTCATCGACCCGCACCGCGACAAACGTGCCTACCGGCTGACCGAGGCCGCGATCGACACCGCCCGCACCGCTGCGAAAGGACGCAAGAAATGACTCGTCCGCTCGAACACCAGACCGTTGCCGTGGTCGCCTTCGGGCTCGGCTCGATGAGCCAGATGCCACCGTCGCAACGGCAGGCCGGCGCACTGACCACACTCGCCGAGGAACTGGACGCGCGAGGGGTACTTCCCGACCTTTTGTCCGCGCTCGCCGAGGGTCCGCGAGAGGCGCTGATGCTGGCGATTCAGCTCGACAAATCACGCATGCGCCGCGGTGGCCGAGTAGGTTTCGCCGCGACCTCGTAGGCGTGGTGCGCGACAACACCGGGAACCTATGGCATTGTCATCGCCAACGCCGCATTCGCCGAAATACCTGCGTACATAGGTAAATTCGCACAACATACTTGCAGCTCACAGTCGATATTCCTTCGACTCAGGTTGTTGACTCTACCCACGGTGATGGGTAATGTCAGTTCAGTCAGGCAGGGAACAAACCCACCGACGGAAGGAACGAACCTTATGTCTCATGCCACTTTCGGCAGCCCCCAAGAGCGAGTCACCCGCGTCGCGGCACTGTCGCGTGGAGGCTATACCGACCAAGAGATCGCGGTCCGGCTCGGAGTCAGCGACCGCACCGTCTTGCGTGATCGCAAAGCAGCCGGTCTAACCATCGCGACTACAGCGGTGCCGTTGAGCGATACGGAGCGTGCCACAGCCCTTCGATTGCTCGAAGATGGTGCGAACTATCAAGAGGTCGCCCGAACCATCGGACGCGGGCGCACCACGATCAAACGTGCCTTCCCCGGCTACAGCTGGACGCAGGCCCAGAAGTTCGAGTACCACATGGCACTTCGAGCCCTGGACGCCATCAGCACGACGCCACGCGGAGTGTTCGCATGAAAGTGGTCATCGAGGCGTCCATCGCCCTCCCTTCGGTCCTGCTCGGCGCAAGTGAGAACCGGTACTACAAGAACGTCGCCGAAAGCATCGCTCAAGCACTGCGTTTTCATCATGTACCGCGTGAGCAGCGTCGCGTTCCACGTCTCCCACATCGAGGAACCCGTGGTCATTGAGGTGTCGTCATGAGCGCCATCGTGATCCAGTTCCCCGGTACGGCGGGCCCGGCCCCCGACCTCGGCGATCAAATCGACTTCACCACATCGTTGTTCTTGGAGCGCCAGGCACTTGACTTCGGATGGGCCGTACGCCGGCGGGATCCGCGGTACTTCACCGCTGAGCGCACCCGCGACGGTGTGATCACCCAAGTCGGGGTTCACATCCGCGACGGCCTGCTGCGGTCGAGCCGACAAACCGTCGTCGCGAAAACCGATGTCACCGACCAGGTGATCGGCTGGCTGGAAGACGGTGCACGATGAGCCTCTCTCAGAAGTTCGTTCGTTTGACAACCATCGATGGCACCGAGGTAGCGGTAAACGTCAGCAACATCGGCTATATCGAAGAGGGAATGAACGGCACGACTCGCATCGCCATTGCTGGAGGTGCGGGACTGTATGTCAAATCGGCTGTCACGGTGGCGCTACCGCTGGATGAGGTCATGCGTCGGATTGCGGACGGTGCACGATGACCAACGCGACGCACACAGTCCGAACCGTCACCGAGCACAGGTTCAATGTCCCGTGCCCATGGCCCGAGGGCGGAGACTGGCAGGACTTCGGGGTAGCGCTGGCCTGGGCCGAGAAGGTCGCCGAGCAGCATGGAATCAGCACCAGCACGGACAACTGGTCACGCCTGCGAGTGGAAGACGACCAGCTGGTGATCGTGCTGACGGTCGAAGGCAACGATGAGGCGCCACGATGAGAATGACCAGCGCGCACTGCGATCAGATGCGCACGGCCATCGAGCCGCTCGACACCGCTGACCGCCGCGAGCGGTACCGCTCAGGGCAGTTCCCGCGCGCCGACCAGGTCCGAGACCTGAACATGCGCTACCGATGGGACCTGCTCAACGAGGTAAGTCGTCGCGGCTGGGAGCGCCCATGGGCCTACGGCGACTACGGGGACGCCCACATCGACACCGCTCTACGCAGCCTCGTTCCAGCGTTATAGCGCCATAACCGCACAACCCGCTCCACCACAACGTCGGACTGAACCGACACATCGAAGGGATAGAACCCTATGCCGACCAAGGCATTACTGCATGGACCGTTGACCGAGGCAGGTCAGCAGATCGCAGACAAGATTCGCAAAAAGCTCGACGGGCATCCGACGCTATTCGAGCCGTCGATCAGGCGGAACCCGAAGATGCCCGAACCCCGAATGGCCGAGCAATCGGCTACTGCGCGGTTCGGCCTGCGCTGGCGAAAGCACGAGATCGTCATGGACCAGTGGAAACCTCCTAAGCCACGCGGCATTCCATCCGAAACTCTCGAAAAGGTCACCGCCTGCGCGGCCCTCGGGCTGATGTACTGGTGCGACGCTCCTTCGGATCGGATGGGGCGCGGGAAGGTGTTCGGTACGTTCGTCTGGGCGAGCAACGGCCACCGCGCACACCTGGTGAACATCGAGACCGAGTGCCGGTTGGCCCGAGGTTGGTGCAGCCCGTACAGTCGCCATTCCGAAGCAGCGCACACCTGCGAATGGTCCAAAGAGTCGTCGTACTACACCGTGCCGGCCGACGACGCGGGACTATGGGAGCTGACCAAGCCCGTTACGCCGATCGGGAAGCCCGAGGCTCGGGCCGGGGCCGAAAAGCCCAAGGAGATCAGCCGTCTCATCGTGCAGAGTGCGATCGCGCACATCCGTCATGACGGCAGCTACGTCACGGATACCGAGACCGCGGTCCTGCAGGTAATCGTTGACAAGGCCAAGTACTTCAACGGCGCCCGCGACATCCTGCCGATCGTGACCGCCGAACTCGAGCGGCGCAAGTTGGCCATCGCATGAGCATCGAAATAGACGGGATCACAGCTACCGCGGGCACGTACACCGTCCACATCGGTCGCGGTGTCAGCGACCCTTTGCCATACAAAGCCCCCGCTCAGCAACACGCTGGGGCAATCCTGCAAGCGCACGTCCGGAATGAACAGATCGAAACCATCGAACGCATGGAACGCCTCGCTGACGATATCGCCTGGGCGGCCGACTTCCACAGCTCCGCTGGTCTCACGATCCCTGATGCACGGAAAGTCCGCGAGTACATCACGAAGATCCGAGAGGTTAACGATGCACGTCCCTGACCGCACCCACTACGACCCGGTGCTCGATGCATTCCTGCATACCGGCGAGAAGGCACGCCGCACTGTCGACGATCTGCTGACCCTGGTCGAGCCGGGCCTAGACATCGCGATCGACATCGAAACCCCCGGCTTGATAGATCAATTCACGATCAACTGCGTCACCGCAGCGTGGGTCCACTACGACGGCCAGCTTCACTCGGTGCTGCTGGACCCGCGACGAGACCCCCACGACGCGCGCCATGTCTTCAACATCACCCAGCATGCGGGACGGTTGATCCTGCACAACAGTCCATTCGACGCGCCCGCGCTGGTCCACCACAGCCTCATGAACCTCGCGGACACAGCCAAGGTAGTGGACACCTTGCTGCTGGCCAGAATGGCGATCCCTGACGTGATACAGGCCAAGAACCTGTCATCTCTGTCGACCAAGTACTTGGGCATGGGTGAGTTCGCCGGCGGAATGAAGAAGGCGTTCAAGGCCGCTGGATTCAAGTCCGAGGATGCCGGGTACGAGGGCATGGACATTGACTCCCCCATCTACCGACAGGGCGCGATGGCTGACACCATCGCGACATTGCGACTGGAACCGGTGATCCGCCAGTTGTGCCGGGACTGGCTGATGGACCATCCGTTCGTGCACTACGGCGCTACCACCGAGGCCGAGGCCGACGCGTTGATAGAGGTACAGGAGACCGACCACCGGGTGATGTTGCGGCGCACCGCCCGCGGGATCAACGTCGACCGCGAGGCGCTGAACCAATACGCCGAGTCCGTCGACGCCAGCAGGCAGACAGCGGCCGCGCTGCTCGCCGAACACGGCCTTATCGGCGGGGCGAGCAAGGGCGGCAAGATCATCGAGTACATCCACCAGTTAGGAGAGCTCCCTGCGCACTGGCCACGTACCAAAGGCGGGAAGCTGCAGGCCACCAAAGAGCTGTTGGAGGAGTTCGACCATCCGTTGGCACAGGCACAGCTCACCCTCGGAAAGACCGACAAGGTGCTCGGGTACCTCAACAAGGCTGACTTCCAGGCACAGATGGCGGGACGGTGTTATCCGCAGGTCGGCATCCTCGGTGCGAGCGCCACTGGACGCATGGCCGCCAGCGAGCCCCCGTACCAGCAGTTCTCAGCCAAGGCGCGGCCAATCTTCCTGTCCGATAATCCGGACGCCGACGAGAACGTGGAGTGGTTCACCAACGCCAAGGGTGAGATGGAGTCACGGTGCACCGGGCCGGGACAACAGCTCTGGTCCATCGACTGGAGCCAGATCGAGCCAGTGACCATGGGGCTGATGGCCAAGGACGATGTGTTCGTCGCGCCGTATGAAGCCGGGGATGACTTGTACGAACCACTGATGCGCGCGGCCGGCATCGATCGACCAACAGCGAAGGTGAACCTGCTGGCGACGATGTACGGACGCGGAATCCCCAGCCTGGCACGCGCTCTCAAGACCAGCGAAGAGAAGGCGGGACAGATCCGACGGCAGATGCTCGCGGCCATGCCCGCCAGCGCGCGATGGATGACCAAGGTCCAGACCATCGCCGAGGAGTACGGGAAGGTGATCACCGCAGCTGGCCGCATCCTGCCCGTAGACAAACGCGGGGTATTCCGCGCCGTCAACTACACCGTGCAGGGCTCGGCGTACGACTTCCTCGCCAACACCATCCTTGAGATGGAACGCCGCGGTCTCGGCGACCTGGTGGTGCTTGGCATGCACGACGAGCTGGTCATCGACGCCACCGAAGAGCAGGCCATCGAGGTCGAGCAGATCATGCGCACTCCACCGGAATTCATCATCCGATGGGCCGAACGCACCCCGATTCTGAGAACCGACCGCGCACCGATGGGAAGGGCTTGGGCCAAGGTATGAGCGAATACATCTGCCATTGCGGACATCCGGGACTCGGGTGCAGATGCACGTTCCCGATCACCGACGAGGCGCCGCCTCCACACAATGGCGGCGACTCGAACTGTGACGGGCTGGCCTGGCCAAGACCGAAGCCAGACATGGTGAACCATCCCCCGCACTACAGCGCGCAGCCCGGCATACCGTTCGAGTGCATCGAGATCACCCGCAACATGACATTCTGCGCCGGAAATGCCGTGAAGTACCTGTGGCGCAGCGACTTCAAGAATGGGCGGCAGGACATCGAGAAAGCGCAATGGTACCTAGACGACGCGCTGCGACACGCCGACCCGATCTTCTTACGGATGGACTTGTACGTCGAGCGCGAAGTCGAACGAAAGCTAGATGTTGTAGCCCAAGCACAAACCAACCCCCACCGACAGTGGTTCTTCATTGCCATTCGGGACCGACATCTGGAGGCCGCAATCGAATGTGTGCGGAACCTGCTCATCACCTGACCGACCCGTTGTAAGCTCCCTCGCACCAGCTCTACCCCGAGACGACAAACCCCATCGTCTGAGCCGGTGCACAACTTCATACATCCCCCGACCCCGAGAGGCATTTTCCCCCGAATGCTCGGTTCATCTGCGATAACTGCTGTCCTGGGCAGTGGCGTTGACAACACCAACCACGCCGCCGTCCGCTCATTCATCAACTCCGCGTGCGAAGCTGGACTCGCTGTCCTGCTGGTCGTGCCCGGCACCAAGCAACCGTTTGACGGCCGGACGCCGGCCAAACGCAAGTCCGAGGACAAAGCCGCGCAGCTGGCCGCCAAAGAGGCAGGCCGTCGAGATTGGTCCAAGGCCAAGAGCCCGTCCGGGCTGGCGCTGGCGACCGCCACCAAGACCACGCTGACCCGCAAGGGCGGGTACCTGGACCGGTACATCGAGGCGTTCGGCGCCGACTGCGCGGTGAACATCGCCGTCGAGGTCGGTGGCTCACGCCTGGTGGTCGTCGACTGCGACACCCTCGCCCAGAAGCGCAGCTTCTTGGACATCGCCACCGGTGACGCGGACTCACAGCTGCCACCCACGGTCGTCACACCGGGAAGCCGTGACGCCGAAGGCAACTGGGTGCACAGCGACGGCGGGCACTTCTGGTTCACCGTCCCCGAGGGCGTCGAGATGCCCACCAATATCGGGTCGCTCACGTGGGGCGGCACCGACGGGTTCGCAGTCCTCTGGGACCGCCGGTACGTGCTCATTCCGCCCAGCACGCGGCCTGAGGGCGCGTACGAAATGGTGGGGCGCGACTACGAGTGCCCCGCATGGCTGATCGAGACCATCAACGAGAAGGCAGCGGCCAGAGCCAGCCGGACCATCGAGAACGCCGTCGACAGTGAGCTTTCCAGCTCGATCGACGAATGGGCCGAGACCATCACGTGGGACGACATTCTCGAGCCCCTCGGGTGGACGCCCACCGTGCGGCCGGACAACTGCGGCTGCCCGGTCTGGACAGCACCCGGCGAGCACAGCTCCCCCAAGTCCGCGACCGCGCACGACAGCGGATGCACATTGGGCCGGTACACCGAAACCAATGCACCGCTGCACATCTGGACCGACCACGACATCGAGCCGTTCGACGACTACGTCAGCGAGCACGGCACCAACACCCTCTCGAAGCTGCAGGCCATCGCATACACCTCCTACGAGGGCAACGTCGGCAAGGCCATGGACGGCATCGGGATCAGCCCGGCAGTCCACGAGATCGAACGCGAGACCGGCGTCAACACCAAGGACATCGGCGCCGAGGAAGTCGGGCATGATCCGGGCGAAGATATCGAGCTGCCCGTACGCGATGAGACCGACGACATCCCGGTAGTCGTCGATCCCGACGGCACCGTGCAAACGCTCGTCGAGTGGGTTCGTGGCGAACCTGAGATCGCTGACGACGTCGACGCCGCGGCCAGCTGCGACACCTGCGGTGAGAAGCTGATTCACGGCTCTACACACCGCGATTCGGACAACACGCTCATCCACACCAACAGCGAGGGCGACGTCCACGAAGCCGAGTCCCCGTTCGCGGACGCAGACCCCGGCGACCCCTCGGTGTTCGAGCCAGACATCCAGGGCGTGCCTATGATCGCGCCGTTCTCGCACTGGCGCGACATGCCGCCGCCGCAATACGTCATCGACAAGCTCATCGAGCACGGCGGTCTAGCCAGCCTCATCGGGCCGCCAGGCGTCGGCAAGTCCTCGGTTGCACTGGACATGGCATGCCACATCGCCGTCGGCAAGGCGTGGCGCGGACGCAAGGTGCTCAAGACGCGGGTGCTGTACCTTCCTGGCGAGGGTCTTTCCGGTGCCGTCCAGCGCGTGAAAGCCTGGGAGGCCCAACACGACATCAGCGACTCAGCGCTCGACGACGGGCTGCGCCTGGGCAATTCGATCATCCAGCTCGGTGCCAGCACCGAAGCGTGGGGCGCCCTCGCCGAGTACGTGATCCGCGAGCGCATCGGCCTGATCATCTTCGACACCTTCGCGCGCATGAGCCTGGGCATCGAAGAGAACAGCGCCACCGAGATGGGGCGCGCGGTCGTGCGGTTCGATCAGATGCGCCGCCTCACCAACGCCGGGGTGCTGATCGTGCACCACACCGGCAAGAACAACCCGACCTCGGGACGCGGTTCCTCGGCACTCAACGCGGCGCTGGACTCCGAACTGCTGGTGAGCGACGGCACATGGGACTTCGCGCCGGAGTCTTTAGACGATGAGGGACGGCCGCCCTCAGGCAAGAAGATCCAGCTCTCGACCACCAAGCAGAAGAACGCCGAGCAGATGGAAGAGGCGATGCAGCTGCTGATGCGCAGCGACGATCAGTTCAACGCCCCGTACATCACCGGGCCCAACGGAAGCCTGGACCCGATGCAGGGACATATCGAGATGGCGCGGCCGGTCGAAGAGACCGTCATCGAGACCGCGGTTCGGATCCGGAAGTTCGTCGACCAGTTCACCGAACAAGGCGTCACCCGAGCCGACATCGCATCAGGGGTGCGGCCAGATCCATACACGGCGCGGCGCAAGGACTCGCCGAAGGCATGGAAGCACAAGGTGCACATGGCCATCGACAACGCATTGCGCTGGGGACTGCTGGAAACGGCCAGCGGCCAGAAGCTCGGCGCGCGATACGTCCCCGGCCCCATGGGCGTCGAGGCATCCCGTGCCGCGTACGCCGCCGAGGTGCTCACTCCGGTCGACGGTGAGGGAGTCGCATGAATCCCCTGGCGTGGTACCTCATCGGCATTCTTACCCTGCCAATCGGAACCGCAATAGTCATGGGCGGCGACTGGATAGCGCACCGCTTCCGTCGCTGGTACACCCGGCCACTGCAGCTGGAGGGCAAGACGCTGGCCGCGCGCAGAGCGCTGATCACTGGGTTGACGCTGGAGCTTCTCGATGCACGGCACGTGCGCGCGATCCGACTGCCCTTCAACCGTGCATTCATCATCCGGTCAAATCCGAAGCGCGAGTATGACTTCGTCGGTGAGGAATGGGTCATGATCGGTGACGACTACAAGAACACCAGCGAGATCGTCGGCAAGGTGCTCGACGAGCTGGGCTACGCGGAGACCGAGTCGTGATGTCGGGGAACTCTCGAATTATCCTGTGCGCGGTGGCAAACCCAATGACACTGTCTATTAGCACTAGACAAATTTTGTAGAATCCGCCAATACTATTTAAGTACAACCGAATTGAACACTTACAGGTGTTGACACTACCTCTGGTCTGAGGCACTATAAATATAGGCAAGGCAAACAGCCCAACCTAACGACAACTGAACACCACACCACCTACACACCACGCCACGCAGACACCACAGTCGGAGGACGGGATGGAACCCGCCGAAATGGGGATTGAACCCCAACAAACTTCACAGCCGCGCACCCTGCGGCCCTATCAATCACAGGCAGTCGGTGCCGTCGAATCCGACTGGGACGCCGGCATCCGGCGGGTGGGCGTTGTCCTGCCCACCGGGTCCGGGAAGTCGACAGTCATCGGCAAGCTGGCATCGAACGCCTACCACCGCGGCCAGCGCGTGCTGCTGCTGGCGCACCGCGGCGAGCTGATCGACCAGATGATCGACAACCTGATCCAGATCGATCACACGATCCCCCACCAGCACATCGGGGTCGTCCGAGCAGAACTCGACGACCACCACGCCCCTATCGTCGGGGCGACGCTGCAGACCTTGGCCAACGCGTCGCGGCGTAAGGCACTCGGGAAACGCGACGTGATCATCTGGGACGAGGTACACCACGCCCCCGCCGAGGGATACCACGCCACGTTCCGCGAGCTGGGCGGTTACGACGACGCACTGATGTGCGGAATGACCGCGACCATGTATCGCGCCGACAAGACCAAGGGCAAGACCGAGGACATCGGGCTCGGCGACGTCATCGAGAAGATCAGCTTCGAGCGCGACCTCAAGTGGGCCATCGAGCAGGGATACCTGGTGCCGCCCACTGGCTTGACGGTGCGGATTAAGGAACTGGACGCGCTCGACAAGATCAAGAACATCGCGGGCGACTTCCACCAGGGCGACCTGGCCGAGATCATGGAAGCCGCAGTCGAATACACGGTCGACGCCATCGAGAAGCATGCCGCCGAACGCCGGTCCATCGTGTTCGCCGCCAGCGTCGCGGCCAGCCACCAGATCGTTGACCTGATCAACGAGCGCGGGAACCTGCGCGCGATGGCCACCACCGGCGCCATGGGGTACGAGGAGCGCAAGCCCGTCTACGAGGCATTCCGTACCGGTGACATCGACATCATGGTCACGGTCGCGGTGCTCACCGAGGGCGCTGACTTCCCCATGTGCGACGCGGTAGTGATGGCCCGGCCCACCCGGAGCCGAATCCTGTACACGCAGATGGTGGGTCGAGCGATCCGGCTGTACACCGACCCGGTCACCGGTGTCGAGAAAGTCAACGGACTGGTACTCGACCTGGCGGGCAGTACGCGGCGCATGAAGCTGGTGCACCTCTCGGAGCTGGTGCACGGCATGGGCATCCAGAGCACCAGCGTCGATGAGACCGGCGAGCCGATCGAATGTCCTGAGTGCGGTATGAACATCGAGCAGTGCACCTGCGAGCCCGAAGAATCCGGAGGCGGTGGAACCATCCGGGTTCGCCGGCAAGGCCCGGTCGACATGGTCAGCATCAACCTGCTCGACACCGACGACACGCTCTGGTTACAGACCCCCGCCGGTGTTCCGTTCATCAGCCTCAACGGTGGCGAGACGGTGTTCCTGTGGCCCAACGACGACAAGACCGGTTGGGCCGTGGGGCACATCAATACTCGAGATCGCAAGGGCGGGTGGGTCGACGACGCACAGGACGAACCGCCGTTCCTACCTGAAACCGACGCGGTCAAGTACGCCCAGCAGTGGGCGCGCAACGAGGGGTATGAGCTGCCCAGCAAGTACGCCACGTGGCGTACGCGCAGCCAGGCTCCGAGCGAGCTGCAGATGAAGCTGGCGCGGCGCCTGCACATCCCCGCCTACGAGGGGATGACCAAGGGCCGCTTGAGCGACGAGATCAGCATCGCGTACGTGGCCAATCTGCTCGACGCGGCGATGGAGGGCTGACCGATGGGGCGACACCGCAAGACCCGCTTGACGGACCCATTCGGGCCTCACGGCGGGCGACGCATGGACGTTGAACGCGACGCCGGTGACTACGTCGGAAAACACCGCTCCGGACCCGGCATGTACTCGCCCGGATGGCTTCCTATCGAGGCCGTCACGATGACCCGATGAAACAGACCTCGAACTAACGCACCACCAAACAGCAGGCGGACTGAACCGCCGAAATGGGAAGGAACCCAACGATGACATCCCCAATGACTGTCGACCAGCTCATCGAGAAGCTGCAGGAACACCCTGGACACGCCATCGTCGTGGTGCCAGGACTCGATGGCGTCCAGTGGCGAAACCTCGGCACTGACGACCCGGTGACCCCACTCCTGATCCAGCCCTATGACGACGTTGATTGGGCCGACTGGCGGGAAGTTACTGACTGCGACCAGATCAACACATGCCTCCGAGCGGTGGGAATCCGATGAGCGACTTCCGAACCGACCTCAAGGCCGCCCTAGTCGATGAGCTCAACAAGAACTGGGACGGCGGCGTCTACGGGTCGATCACACCCGAGGACATCGTCGACATCGACGTCTACTGGGATGACGGCGACCGCTACGACCCCACCTACGGTGACTCCACCAACGCCGCACCGACATTCGAGGTCACAGTGACCTTGTCGGAGGCCCGAGGCGGTCAGCGGGTCAAGATCGGCACCGCCTGGACGTTCACTGCTCTATTGCGCGCGGTGCTGGCGATCGGAGACCAGCGATGAGCCGCGACTGGTGGAACAACCCGGCACCCGGTGATAGCGAGAAGGCCGAGCGGCAGCTGGACGCCGTCGCATGCCGGTACCGGACAAAGCGGCGATTCCCCACGCGTGAGCTGGCACGCGAAGGCGCGCAGGGCATCCGAGCGAAAGTGGAATCAGAGGGTCGGATCTACCAGACGCTCTACCCGTACCGCTGCCCCGACGACGCCGGCCACTGGCACCTGTCTCACTACCGGCAGGGGTACGCCACCTGCGCATGGTGCCGACGTCGCGCGAAGGCGTGGTACGGCGGGAAGTTCTGGGTCATGGCAGCCCACACCACCGACGACGAGCCCTGCCTAGGTGCCGGTGGCATGGGCAGTGACGGAGGTGACTCCCGATGAACGCCAAGGTTGTTGGACTCACCGCCGCACTCGCAGCTCTGCTCACCGCCTGCGCGCCCGAGAGCGGCCAGGTGGTCGACAGTGCATACCGGCCCGCGTGGATTCAGTTCATACCCGGAACCCCGTCCACCACGCGCTGCACCGGAAACCCGCCGAGTTGCACGACTGTTCCCGGCATGCCGCCACAGTTCATCCCGCACCCCGAGTCATGGGAGCTGGAGCTGGACAACGGAGAAGACCGTGGCTGGCGAACCGTCGACATCCAGGCGTACCACCTGTGCGCTGTCGGCAAGCACTATCCCGAGTGCGCAGAGGTGAACCGATGAGCGTCGCAGAGCAGTACCCGGCCCGCACCGACACCAACGGAACCACCTGGTACCGGCCCGGATTCATCGGCAAGACACCGCCGTCGATGTGGGGATGGACTAGCCAACCCGAGCAAGCCCACCCGGATTACGCAAAGGCCGCGAGCATCTGCGAACTGCCCGACAATTCAACGCCCGAGGACCGCGCCGCGATCCTGAGGTTCGCCGCCGAGTTGCAGGCCAAAACGGCAAAGGTCGCACACGAGCTGTACGGGAATCGCCCGCACGACGTGCCCGATGTTGAGCTACCCGGCATGTGGGAGCGCGCCGACTTCACCGGCGGCCGGGTCGTAGTCCGTGGCGCCAACTACGACCCGAACTGCCAGGACTGCAACTACGACACCCATCAGTGCCGGGGATGTGGCGAGCCCTACCTCCACGGAAACCACCCGAGCTGCAAGGACTGTGAACCGGCCGAAAACCCCGCGGCCGGAACCCAACAGAAAGGAAATTCAGTGACCGAGATGATGGTCGACGGCTCCCCCGACGTCGCCCGATACAGCGAGTACAGCAGGTACCCCCTGCCTCCGATCCCGCCCCAGGTGGAGGTCACGGTGGACGGATACCAGCGCTACAAGGTGCCCAGTCCGAGCACCGGGAAGCTCACCGGATTCACCCGAGCCACCACCGTCGCGCGCACCACCAGCGACGAATACAACTTGGAGCAGTGGAAGATTCGCACCAAGGTCATGGCGGTATTGAAGGCCAAGGAAGCGTACGAGGTAGTCGACGTCATTGCCCAGGGCGACGAGGACACCGTAGAACTGGCCCAGCTGTACGAGAAGCTCCTCAAGGCCATTGCCGAAGGTAAGAGCCGCCCGATCAACCAAGCCATCGACAAGATCGATGATGTGGCCGGCGGGGCGGACGCCCGCGAACTCGGTGGCGCGGTCCACGACTGGCTCGGCGAGCTGGACTCGGGACGCATTCTGCTGCACCAGATCCCGGAGCAGTTCCAGCCATACGCGGTGGCCTATCAGGAGTGCCTTGCCCGCGCCGGTCTGATTGCCGTGCCGGAGTACATCGAACGGCTGGTGCTCAACAACCGCGGCATCGAGACCATCTGCGGACGAATCGACCGTATCTACCGCTGCGTCACTGACGAGCAGCTGTACCTCGGCGATCTCAAGACGTCCGAGTCGCTGGACTTCTCGCTGCTGGAGTACTCGATCCAGTTCGCCGGCTACGGCTATGCACCGCTGATGTGTGCGATAGACCGACTCGGATGGGAACCGATGCCGAAGTTGGTCGGCCTACCGCATCCAAGCGACGACGAGACGTTCGGAGAGGACGGTGACCCGCGTGACCCGATGTGCTTCTGCGTCCACGTCCCGCGCACCCAGCCCGAGCGCAGCCAAGTCATCCCGTTCAATCTGCGGTTCGGTGCGGATGCCTACATCCAGGCGCTCGAAGTCCGCAAGACCCGCAATGCGGCCAAGAAGGAAGTGCTCGGCCAGACCACGCCGATCCCCTCCAAGGAGGCCCTGCGCTATGTCGAAGCCCGGCAAGCGCTCCAGAACATCCACGACGAGGCGGAAGCCCGCAACGTCATGGAGAAGTACGAGGACGTGCTCGATGACGGCCTCATGGAGTTCGGAGCCCAGTGCTTCGAACTCCTGTAACACCACGCACACACCACGCACACACCAAAAAGGAGAAGGAAAATGGCTAATCCGTTCGCCGGTCCCAAGGGCGGAACCGCCACCGCCACACGTCCGAAGGCATCGGCGGTCGCCGTCGCTGACCCCGAAGACGAGGGTGGCGCGGTCACCATGGCGCCCAAGGCCAAGGACCCGTTCGCGATGCCGGGCGGTGGGGGCAGCGGCTACAAGATCACCGAGTTCGAGGGTGAGCTGCTGCTCATCAAGCCGATCGAGCGCGACATCATCCCCACCGAGATCAGCGCCGAGACCAAGACGATCCGTTGCGACGTCATCCGTCTGGAGAACGAGAACGAGCATGTCGAAGACATGCTGGTGTTCCAGACGGCCTTGCTACGCACGCTCGGTCGCGTCTTGGACGGCCCGAACGAGTGGGTGCTCGGGCGCCTCGGAAAGGGAACAGCCAAGAAGGGCAAGAGCGCTCCGTGGATCCTCACCACCCCGGGTGAGGACGACATCGCGACCGCACAGAGCGCGATGACGGAACTCGGCCTGCTGTAGCCTGGGCTCGTCGGCCTGTCGGACATGCCCCCGGCGACAGGAACCACCGATAGCCTCGCAACGAGAAATCCCCCGGTAGCGATTGCTACCGGGGGATTTTCTTGTCTCCCGAGACATTTGCCCGACCAAGGCGTCTCCCACCATAACCAAGCACAGTGACATTTGGAGGCACCGCCACAACGCTCAGTTGGCTTGAGGCTGCCGATATTGCCCAACTTGCCCTAGTGCTTGGACTTCCACAGTGCAAGCGATACAGGGCTTCTGAGAGCTTCTCAGGGAAGCGCGTTGACCAGCTGCGCGGCCTTCTCTACTGCGGTCATCCCGTCGAACACCCGATGACCGGGGTCGTTGTACATGTTGTGGTCCTGACTGATCACGAACTTGAGCAATTTCTGCAGGGACACAACGATGTTCCCGATATTGAAGATCATCGCGAGCAGGTTCGGGGTCTGGCTGGTGCCGCTCCCAGTGATCAAGGGCAGCAGACCGGCGAGCTGGCCGAATCCCGCGAGCATCGGATTACCGGTCAATCCCAGTGCGGCACCGCCGAAGCTGGTCAGGTGTCCGAGTTGGCCGACAAACAGGTTGAACAGGTACATCGCGAACTCAGGTGTGGCCTCCATCCGCACGAGGATGTCGTAAAACAGCGGCAACAGCCCGGCTGCGTTGGGGTACATATCCCCTGGCAGCGTGAAGCTGTAGTACCGGTTCAGAATCCAGTCCGGCGGGAAGTCCTCCGAGATTCCATGTCCGCCAGGGTTGTTGCCGAGCAGTGTCGGCCCCTCGGGACGGTTGGGGTCGCCGAACTGCATGACCATGGCGATCTCGTCGCGCCGGTCTGCCGGCCATCGATTCAGGAACTCGACCACACAACCAGCACCGCCGGAGTACCCGAACAGAACCTTCTTGCGACGGTCGGGAACCGCGAACTTGCGCCCTTCCGCGACACCATCCTCGATCATGTCCAAGTAGCTGTGCGTGGGGTCGCCCCCGATCATGAACGCGGTGGTGTTGTATCCGAGGCCCTGGATGTCGAATCGCTTCGGGTCCAGCAGTTGCAGGGTGTCCCAGCCGAATCCATTGTCCCAAGTCCCCCACGTGCCGGTCCAGCTCAGCCCGTAGTACGGCTTGGTGGGCGGCGGAACCGCGGGTCCACCGATCAGCAGCATTTGAGACTTCGTCGCCCAGTCGAATGCGGGACTGTTCGGGTCGAGGTCCGGGCCCGGCTTGTAGCCCTTGACCACCTCGGTGTGCCGGTTGTTCTTGAACTGCCGCTGCGCCTCCAGATAGTCGGCGTCGATGACCTCGCTCGTTGTGCCCTTGAGCTTGGCGCCATAACTGAACCGCGATAGGTACTTACGTGCGGCGGGGAGCAACGGGTCACTCTCGCCGATCTCATCAGGTGCGGTCCAGGTCATGATGCGTCCTTTCCGATCGGGGCGAAACCTTCGATCCCCAGCTGCTTTCCGATGACTGCGACCGCGTTGACGAGCGTGCGACCGCCGAGCTGCGGCCATTCGATGCGCAGCTGATCCCAGATCTCTCGGGGGTAGTCGGGCGAGGCGGGCAGCGTGGTGGTCGGCGTTTCGCCGGGGAACTGGTATCCGTCGATGTCCTTTTGGATCTCGCCCCTGAACCAGTTCATGTCGAGGTTGCCTGGGTCCCATTTGTATTGCCGCACGCCAGCAGGGCCGAACCGCGCCCACTCCGCATGCGAGATGTTGTGCGACACCGGTACTTGCAGGTGCTTGGTCAGCGCCGCACCGACGTCGCGCATCGAGATGATCTGCGCGGCGGGCCACGGCTCTCGCGCGATCGTTTCCTCGGTCAGCGACGTGTCGCGCGGGTAGGCGCACTCGATACCGATCGTGTACGCGTTGGCGTTGTCGGTGGGTAGACCAGGCCATGAACCGCGGCCTGCATGGTTGCACGGACCGACCGCGACGATCGTGACGATTCCGTCTGGTGCGATGTGGATCTGAGCGAGCGGGCCCGGAAGGTCAGGACGCCCCTTACTGATCGATTCCGGCTTCTCAGCGGCGTTTCCGGTGTGATGCCAGATGACACCCCAGATCGTGCCCATGGTGCCGCCGACGCCGTCGGTCTTCCAGCCGGGCAGGGTGCGCAGCCGGTCGCCGAGCGCCGGACGGAGAACATCTTCGAGCCAGATGGGATCGCCTGAGACGCCCACGTTTCCTCCTGGGTTGAGTGCGCCGACCAGCCATGGCCGGGGGTCGATCTGGGAACCGGCCCGCCACACCGTTGGGTGGACCTCGAAATGCAGATGCGGGCCAGTTGCTTGGCCGTTCGCGCCGACATAGCCGATCAGCTGACCCGCGCTCACCCGGTCGCCCTGCTTGAGGCCCGCTGCGAAGGCATTCCACATGTGGCCGTACACGGTGGTACCAGCGCCCTCGGCGGCCGGGTGGTTGAGAACGATCCACTGCCCGAACCCGCTGGCCGCGCCAATGTAGGCGACGTCGCCACCTTGAGCGGCGTAGATCGGAGTACCGTCAACGGCCTCGAAGTCCTGCCCGAGATGCACTGTCCCCCAGCGAGGCCCGAAACCCGAACCCCACCGGAACGAACCCGTCTTGAGCGGGAGGAACCGAGGCACCTCGCAGACGGTAGGCATCGGCCGTGCACGCCATTCCCAATTGACACTGCCATTGGTTCTAGGTAGTATCAGTGATGCAGAGGGCAGGGAAGGAACCCGCCCACGAGTGGAAGGAACCACATATGGCACGCCCCGAATCCGTCGACGATCTACCCGATGACACCCGGCGGTCATTGATCGCCAGGATCTACACCGAGGAGTTCGTCGATGACCCCGACATCACCGCGTCCTACGCGGAATTCGTTCGGGCGGCTGCTGGAGTTGGCGACATTGAGCACCACGGAGGTCAGGTGGATCTCTACCGCAACAAGCCTTCGGAGGATTGCAACGAGGAATTGACTGTGGCTCAGCATCGTTGGGACGCCCTTGCCCGCCGGTATGAGGATGTCCGCGATGGCGATGTGCCGAAGGACTACGAGAGGCGCGCACTCCGCAGATTCGCAATCGACGAAGGACTTCCCGTCCTGCCCGCCACAGCGGAGGACGAGGCGATTGCTGACCTCAAGAAGGAGTTGGCCGGCAACTAGGTGTCTCCGCGCAGCTGCAGCGCCGCGTCGGCGGTTACAGCGCGGAACAAGGGGATGTACCCGCCGGGGCCCGACGGCCCCGGCTTTCCAACAGTTTTCACGAGGCAGGGATGAACCCGCCGGAATAGGAACGAACCTATGGTCAGCTATATCTCGTATGCGCCGAGCGACGAGGACTACATCGAGCCCGAGCCATACGACGGTCCGATTGAGCCGAACCCCAATCATGTCCCTGCCAACCTGGTGGCGGTGGGACGATGATCGAAGCGTTCATCGACTGGTACCAGCGACGCAAGACCGTCAGATTCATTGAGGCTCAGCGCCATATCGCGTGGGCAGAGTCCCTGCGCGACCCTGATGCGCCCATCCCCTACGCGCTCGTTGACGTGCGCGCCGATGCGGCATGATGACGTGCGTCGGGGTTTTCGCACTCGGTCTCATCGGCCTGGTGTGCTGCCCCGAAAATCGGCCGCTATCAGCCTTCTTCGGCGTGGTCATCTTGGGCTCGGCGGTGGCCGTTCCCGTCCTGGCATTGATCGCCTGAACCAGGGGCAATACCTGAAACCATAGGTATTATTGAGATAGAGGCAGGGACCAAACCCGCCGAATTCGGAAAGGACCGAGACATGCGATCACCCTTCGCCGCCCCCGCATCAGGCGTCGACATCGACCCCATCACCGACGCACAGCGCGGCTATCTGCGCTCGCTGCTACTCCAGAAGGCCGAACTGGTCGGAAAGGCGATCACGGAAGCCGATATCGACCGATGGCTGGGCGGGCTGAGCAAGTCCGGTGCCAGCAGCCGCATCGAAGAGACCAAGCGCGTAATTGCGGAGCTGACCGCCGACGGCGGGCACAAAGCAGCTGTGGTGCGGGACCACCGCGTCGAGGGCATCGAGGACGGCTTCTACGAATTGGCCGACGGCCGGATCATCAAGGTGATCCATGCCGTCCACGGTTCCGGACATCAGTACGGCAAAGTCCTGAACACCGAGACCCTCAAGTTCGACATGGCCCCGGGGATCCTGGTCGAGGTAGGGGCCACCGGCAAACGGATCGACGACGACCAGCATCGTTGCGCCGAACTCGGGAAGCTCTACGGCATCTGCATGTGCTGTGGCCTGGAATTAACCGACGAGGTCAGCATCGAGGCCGGTATCGGTCCCGTATGCAAGGCCAAACGCGGGTGGTAGCTTTGTGCGATCCCCCGACCCCGATGTTTGTTGGCCCGCCCCAGCCACGAACGTCGGGGTCGTCGTGTCTACGAGGAGACGACGTGCCCGACAAACGGCCCCCGGAGTACACCGAAGGTCTTGGTGAGCTGATCCGCGCCCATCGCAACTACATCGGGCTCAGCTCGCACTCCATGGCATTCAAACTCGGTATGAAGCCCAAGAGCTTCTCCGACATCGAGATCGGCCGAGCAGCGTGCCCGCCAGGATTTATCGACAGCATTCTGGGCGTCATCGAAGAGTTCGATCGGGACGTCGAGAAGGTTGTCGATGTTGCCAAAGATTCCCATGCCACCGAGGATGAGCCGTTTGAGATGCCCGTCCGCGAAGACCCACGCGCCGACTGGCAACGCGCCGTGATTGGCCGCGCCGCGGTCGACAGCGGGCTAATACTGCCTATACTCGTAGGTGACCACCAACCACGCCGCAGCTAAGGAGACCCCGGTGAGCACCGCCGCAACTGCATTCCGCAAGAAGGTAGTGCGGTTCCTGAGCGCAAACGAGGTGGCGCAATACCTGGGACTCAAGAACACAGCGTCGCTGACCAAGTACAGGCTCCCGCAGGAAGACGCCACCATCGGGAGCTATCGGGGGTGGACGGAAGAGTCCATCGCGACGTGGAACGCCAACCGCCCTGGACCCGGCAACTGGAAGAAGCCGCCGGCGAAGACCAGCCGTCGCGCGCCAGTCCATTACATGGGCATTTCCGAAGTAGCGGAGTTTCTCGGCCTCAAGGGCGCGTCGTCACTCACCAAGTACGCCCTTCCGGAAGAGGATGCCCGGATAGGCAAGTACCGCGGATGGACAGAGCAAACGATCGAGGTCTGGCACGCCAGCCGTCCCGGACCGGGCAACTGGGGTGCGCGGACCTAACTGCACTCAACGTAATCGAGTGCAGGCGAAAATCGCCGTGGCCCAAGGATGTCCTTGGACGCGTCCACGCGCACCGTCATCGAGCGGTAGTTAGGGCCCTTCGCCGCGAGGTTGTTCGTGTCGTTCCACTCGCCGACGAACTGGCCGTTGCGATACATGCTGTGCAGATTGCCGACCTGCCGGAGCCGGAAGATATCTCCCGCGCCGAAGCTGCCGCACTGCACCACCTCGGCATCGATGCTCGACGATCGCAGGGCGATGAACAGCTTGGACTCTCGTAGCCCGATGCCGACCCCATGGGTCTGGGTGGCACCGGTGTTGTTGGATCGGCGGTAGAGGATGGTTGTGTAGGACGCACCCCCGAGCGGTGGCGAACCGTTGCCCTTGGTGGCCGCACGGCATTCGATGTACCCGTCGTCGGATGTCTGCTGGGCGACGGTGTACCGGGCACGGCTGAATCGGTTGGTGGTGGCGATGAGGCCGTCCGGCATTCCGAGGCGCATAACGCCATCGACGATCGCGGCCCTGTAGTCCGTGGAGGGGCCGAGGTCGGCCCACCGCCCGGTGTCCTTGAGGTCGACGTTTGGCCCGGAGAAGTTGTCGAACATGCGGTTTCGCGACCACACTTTAACCGAGCCGCAGTACGCGGCGGTCAGAGCAGTACTCCCGCGATATGCGCCAGCGATCGGGACGATCCCGCGGTACCCGCTCATCAGTCCGTGGTGAAGTACAGGACGTTGGGGTCTTTCGTGGTGAGAGCTGCGTACTGCGTGGATGTGACGAACTTGACCTTCATCTCGACAGCAGCGCCGTTTGCATCTTCTGCCGTCACCACGCCGGTACCGCACTTGGCCGGCGTCACCGCGTCATCGGCGATCTTGGCCTCGGAGACAGCCCCATTCGCCAAGGCCGCGTTCTTGACCTGTCCATTGCCGATTGCCAGATCATCAACCGCACCTGGTGCGATCTTCTGCGACGTCACCGCGCCATCGCGCAGCTTGTCGGTGGTAATGGCGCCGTTCTCGACGCTCGACGGGGCAACCTCTTTGATCTCCGCGATAGCTTCAGGTGGCAGCCGTTCACCTATCGGCTGCGAGAGATCGAGGGCGACAACAAGAGTCACAGGCGACAGGGTAGCGATCTACCGTGCCTGAGCCATGAACGACGAGAACGAATCCTCCCCGCCATCCTCGAAACCGGCAGGTGCCACCATCTCGCCGCCAGACTTGGCCGCTTCGAGGCTCGGTCGATACAACGAATCGATGAACTGCTCGCGGTCGCGCTGGTCCTTCTTGTGATCGGATGACACGAATGATTCGATCACCAGCTTCTCGGTGATATCGAGGATCTGGTGCATGGACGGCATTTCCAGCGGGTCGCCGATACCGAGGCCGATGATGTGGCTGCGCACAGCCCTCCAGTTGTGAGCCGTCAGCAACGCGAGGTTGATGACGGCACCGTAGGGCGGGCAGTGCCCCACGTGCTGATCGACTCGCAGACTAACGCCACCGAGTCAGGCGGATAGTCCCCCATCATCATCCCGGCGAGCAGACGCGTGAAATCCTCTGGCTCTACGTGGTTCTGGACGAACAACCCGATGTAGTTGTTGCGCTCGGCGTTACTGATCTTGGCCCCTACCGCTTTGCCGAGCGCCGCCAGTGATTTCGGGATCGGCCGACGCATTCGGAGCGGCCCGATATCTGGTATCTCATGTACGACGTACGGGCCGTACTCGCGCATGCTTCGCGAGACGTCATCGAGAAAGTCCAAGTAGCCTTCGGGCGGGTTGTACATCCTGTGACCTCCAGAGGTTAGGTCGGTTCAATCACCGGTCCTGTCACCGTAATAACTCCACTGACACGGCCGTCGCCGATGAGTACGTGCCGGTCTGCCTTGAACGGGCGCAAGCCTGTTGGGATCGGCGGATTAGCTTGGTAGGCAATCGAGAGCGCGTTGTAATCGCCCTGGTCATCGGTCAACTCGGTCATGCCGGGCGGCGGCGTCTGGTAGAGCTGGCCTGCGAATTGGTTGACGAAGCTGAACGCCAGCATGAGCTTGTTGTAGCTCACGATTGAGGGGAGCATCGTGTTCTTTCCACCGAGCAGAGACGGTTTGGTGAACTGCAAGGCGACGTCCGGCAGCACCGCGGTGTCCACACCGCGCAACGTCACGATCTGTGCCATGCCCTCAGACAACGGGAATCCGCTGTGCCCGAATGTGTATGTGGCAGGTTCGGCGGGGCCGGCAATCTTGGTTGCGACCTTGACGTGCAGGACACCGAATCCGCCGTCGTACTGATCAAGCAGAGTCCACCCGGCCGGAATGGTGACTTGGCCGGCGTTACCCGAAGCATTCCCGGCCACGGCGATCATGAAGTCCCCCTCGGCTGTTCCCGCGGGCTTGTTCACGGTCACCGTGGTGTCAGTTTCGATCTTCCATGCCGACCCCACCACGGTCGGTGTGGACCGCACAATCGGGTCTCCGAGTTCAGGCACCGCGAATAGGTCTAGGCGGGTGCCGGCATCCCGGTAGAGCGACTCAGTCCCCTGGTCGCCCTTGTCGATCATCGAATTTTCCCAGTTATCGCTCTTGAACCACAGCTCCACCCGGGCGTTGAACTTCTCTCCCGGCTCCACGGGGAACCAGCCGGTGATATGCGGCATGAACATATGCGAGGTCGAATTCATGCGGACGTCGTGCACGCAGAAGCCTGTGCCGACCGAGAGCACCCCAGCCTGACCGATGTCCGCGCCGCCGCCGAACCTGCTGACCGGCACCATGGGGATGTCTTCGCCGTCGGCGCTGATCTCAAATCCGTGCTGATACTCGAGGTACGCGCGGCTGCGCGCCTGCAGCGCGACTTGCTGTCCGCCGTTGGTGACGAGCCCATAGACCATCTGACGCATCGGAGTGTTGTTCGTCCAGTGCGTCTGGAGCTTGTAGACCAGCTCATTCTTGGCACCGCCGCCAGAGCTGTCGTACTCCACCGACTTCGGACCCGCTTGGGCGGTGGCCACGGTGCGCAGCTGCATCCAAGGCTGCGGCGCGATAGCACCGTCGAGGATTTCGAAATGGTCCGGGTTGACGCAGGGCTGTGTCACGACGATCCCAACGGGAAGGCCCACGCACGCAGCCGTGTCCAGCGGGCGTGAGCTTCCCACCGGGGCTCGAACTCACTGGGGATGGTCCACACTCCCGGCGTCTGGACGGCAGCCAGGTAGCGGAAATGGACCGAGAATCCTGGCTTGATCTCACCGATCGGTGCCCAGCACGTCGAATCGTCGGTGTCGAAGAAGAAACGCCCGTAGAGCACGTCTTCCCTTGCGACCGAGGATCGATCGATCTGCAATCTGCCTCCGCTGGAGTCCTGCATGATCGAAGGGAAGTCGGCTTGCGGGCTGATCGCGATCTGGTGGCTGAACGCGTCGTGGATGACAACGGTGCCAGGGCTCTGGGCCACCACGGTGCGAGGCCCCCGATGGATCTGCATCGCGAGCAGCTGAACATCGGGGGTGTTGTTGTTCCAGGTCAAATCGCCGTCGATCATCGTCACCGGGTCTGGCGAGCGGCTGATCTCACCGTCGCGCGTGGACTCCAAGAATGCCTCTGTGACAACGCGCGGAAAGAAGTTCCTGCGCATGCCGGTTCCCCGATGATCGGACAGCATGTACTCGAAGGTGCAGATTTTTAGACTCATCCGGCCACCAACGTCCCCTGTCCCGGCATCGCCATCAGCTGTATGCGCGTGTACGCAGCCTTGGCGGTGTGAACGGGAGAGTTCTTGTTGGCGTTGTCACTCCACGGCGGTGGCGTCCAGACATAGCAGCGGTACCAGACGTTGAGCTTGGCGCCGGGTGCGACCGAGTACACCCATTCGTCGCTGATGCCCGAACCCACCCATACCCACTGCTTACCGGGCATTGGCTCGGCGACAGTGTTCGTACCTAAGTCAATCGCGGATCCAGTCTGCGAGTTGTAGATCCCGGTCGTGACTGGCACCACCGGGTCGGTGTCGACTGCATGACTCCATCGGTCACGGATCTGAATAGCATTGGGGTTACTGACAATCCACTCTTTCGGTGAGCGGATCACCCGGATGAGAACGTCACATTCCAAGGGGCTGTCGTTGATCCAGCCAACCTTTTGGTCCATGAGCAGGAAGCCCGGCATGACCGTCTGCGGAAAGCTCGCAGCCGAGACATTGGACGCGTTGGCTTTCACATCACGTACAAGGCGAGGAACCACCCACGGCCGCATGCACAATGCCCCGTTGTCATCGACGGTGAGATTCTCATCGATGCAGGTGCGCGGCTCGATCCAATCCACGGCGCTGAGGTTACGGCGCGGCGGTGCTCGGCTACGCTGAGCCCTGAGCGGTTGTCATGGCGCTGGACACTCCGCAGTAACAAAATGTGTGACGCGCTAAGAGGACCGCTTTCGTTGTCGACACGAGGGCGGTCCTCGACCTATGTGCGGTGCTTACGCCTGGGCTGCCATTGCGGCGTGCGGGTTAGTGATCGGATATATCTCAAATACCCCGGACTCGGCGAATCTGACGGGGTGCGGTAGCTGGAAACCTTGACCGGCTTGGCACGGTCCCTCGGGGCCGTAGAAGTAGGCCAGATGTGTGTATTCACCTGGCGTAACGTTGATACGCGCCCGACCTACGATTTGGCCCTGCAGTTCGCGCGGCAGATCGTCCCCGGCTGGCCCCCACTGGATTTGGCCTCGTTGGTAGTCGATGCTGTTGGGCTCGCAGAACACCGCCACGAGCGGATGCATGACGCATGCCCCGACATACGACGGCCAAACCTGCACGGCCAGGGTGCCGTCACCGACGGTCTGCGTCACGACTGCGCGTAGCTCGGAGTCAGCACGATTTGTCCCGCAGCCGACAGGATCGTGGATACGATTGCGGCCCAGTCGATCATCGTGGCACCCGTAGCCGCCGAGCACAGCGGAGCATGCGTGTAGGTGCCTGCGTTGGCATTGATCGTGCAGGCTGTGCCGTTGATCGTTCCACCGGCCGCCGACGACCAGGTGGTGCTGACGCGAGCATAGGAACCTCCGTTCGCCTCATTGGCTGGGGTCGAACTGGTGCCCGGATTACCGGTGGCCAGGCCGAAGAATCCGCCGAGCGTGCCGTATCGATCGGCGAGGTTCTGCCGTGTGGTGGCGACTGCAATAGCCATGTGAGTGATCCTCTCGTTGTGGGGTGAAGCCGCTACTGGTAGGCGTAGACCCAAGCACCGCCGGGCCCGCCGACACCGCCTGATCCGCCGAAGTTCGAGCCGCCGGCCCCCGCGCCACCGGGGCTGTTACCGGTGCCGCCATCGCTGGTCTGGGTTCCACCACCGGTGTAGGTCCGACCATTGAAAGTCTTGTCGCCTGGACCGGGACCGTCGTTGGCGTTGATGCCCGTCGGATGCTGCGGACCACCGGCCCCGCCCGCGGCTGAGAGCCCCACCCATCCGGCGGCCGATGCAGTTGACGCTGTTCCCGCGCTGCCCGAGGTGCCTCCGGCGCCCCCGCTGCCGCGAGCACCGCCTGTTCCAGCGACGAGGGTGATTGAGGTTGTCTCCCATGGAATGTGAACCCCGCGTTCCAAAGTGACAGCGGCCCATGTTCCGGCACTCCCCGGGAATCCTCCGAGCAAGTAGAAAGTGCCGGAGGAAGCGCCACCGCCGCCTGCCCCGACCAAAACGATGTCAATGAACCGGCACCAATACGGGATGTTGTAGGTGTACGTCCCGGCCGCGGTCTGCGACCACGCATCAGGGGCGAACGACGGAAATACTGCGTTGACCGCCAATGATCCGAGTCCTGACAATGCTCCGGGGCGGGGAACTATCGCGTACACATTCGACGTGGAAAGGCTGCCTGCGCCAGCGAGATTGCCGTCGCGCAAGTACTTCGATCCGACGACCGCAGAGAGCGTGCCGCCACCGGAGAGCTGCATCGACTGCTCGAACTGTTGAATCGCCATGGCCGTCAATTGGCCGGCGCCGGAGAAATTGGCGGTTCTCAAGTAGCGCTCCCATGACAGCGAGGACAACGCACCCACCCCGGACAGCTGGGCGTTGCGCGGCACGATGGCGTACGCCTGGCTGTCCAGATTGCCGTCGCCGCCGAGGATGGCCCTACCTGGAACGATGGCATACGCGTCCGAGAACAACTGGCCCGCACCATTGAGACCAGGTGAGCGGACGTATCTTTCGAGGGCGCCAACGACGAGGTTTCCCGCGCCGTCGTACTGAACAGGAACCTGGAACTGCTGTTTCGCGGCAGACGACAGCTGTCCCGAACCGCTCAGCTGGGGTGTGCGGGAGTACTTCTCGTACGCGACTCCCGACAGCTGACCTGAACCATCGAGCGAAACGCTGGCGGGGACGATCGCGTATGCCTCACTGCAGAGCTGCCCCTGACCGGCCAGTGCCACAGTCGCGGGCGTAATGGCGTACGCCTGCGAGCTGAGTTGTCCCGAGCCCGATAAGGGAGCCACAGCAGGTGTTTTCGCGTACGCCTCGGCGGATAGGGTGCCCTCGCCGGAGAAGTAGCCGTCGTCGTGCAGCAGCGCCCACCATCCCAGCACCGCTGGACGGTCGTCGCTCGGCGGGATCTCGAACCATCCCGGCGGTGGGTTCCACGCCATCAGGCAGTCGCTTTGATTGCCACAAAACCCGCACCGCCGTTGCCGCCCGCACCAGCACTACCGCCACTGCCGCCGGAACCACCAGAACCACCGCCACCCGGTGTGTTGCCGTCGTACCCGCGCCCGGCGCCTACTCCTGGCGGCGTGGCCGTATTCGCGCCTCCGAGGAACAGTCGTCCACCGAATGCGAAATTTCCTGGTCCGTATCCGACGGGGTCGCGATTGTAGAAGTTTCCGTAGGCAAGCCGTCCACCGTTTCCTGGGCGTCCCACCAGTACCCGAACACCAACGTCGCCGGTCAAGTACTCGACCAAAGGCCAGTCGGTGGTCAGCTCCCGGTAGTTGAAGCCACCGCCCGCCCAACCATCAGTTTCCTTTCCCGCAGAGCCAGTTCCGGGTTTCAAGTAGCTAATGGGACCGTTGCGTACGTAGAGCTTCAAGACGCTCCACGGGATATCGACACCACGCTCAATTCGTCGGCCAACCCATGTTCCAGGGCTTCCGCCTTCTCCTGGCTTACCCCAGCCGCCATCGCCGCCGCCACCACCACCTCCAGGTGGGCACCCGACGAGATACAGAAATCGGCTGTCGGTCGGGATGTCGTAGATGTTCCACTGAGGGCCATCGGCAACGAAATGGAAATCGGACCAAGGATTGGGCGGCAGTTCTTCGCCGAGCGCGCCCCATATAGGTGCGAGCTCGACGTTTGAAGTCACCGATGCTGGCAAAGCCGTAAGGGATGAACCACCGTCCTGTGTGAAGTACAGCGGAATCGTCTGTACGGCCTCCAAAATCGTCTGTCGCGCAGGGGTTGTGAACATCGACGCCGCGGTACCGCCGACTTGCAGTACCCCGAGAAATAGCGTCTCGCCCTTGGTCACCTGCATGCCGGCCCCTGGCAGCGTGAACACTTGAACACCCGCGTTTTGCATTAGCGCCTTGACGTTGCCGAGATTCACCTCAATCCTGGGGATTCCAGATGCGTCCGGGCGATAAACGCCAACGTGGCATTCGTTCATCGTGAGTGCAGAAATGCCGAACTTCGCCGATTTGTACATTCGAGTTATGTCCCCTGTAATGGGGATTAGCACCAGCTTTCCCAATGGAGGGGCGTACAGTCCGTCGCCGGTTTTCGGAACCAAGATGATCGGGAAGGACACATCGTCATGGTTTCCAGTGCTCATCCAACGCGGTGAGAGTCGCGGGGTCGTGATCATAGCCGTGACGTACTGGGCCGCGGCGCTGGCATCGTCGGCTGTCTGCTTCAAAACCGACGCAGCGTTCTTGAAGTCTGCCGTGGTCTTGCCGTTGGCCGATCCCCCGAAGATCGCGTTCCAAAAACCATCGATCATCTCGCCGAGATCCTGCCCGAGGCTGCCGCCGCCAACAGGGCTGGTGATCTGACCGTGCGGGAGCTGGCCTAGCAGTTTCTCGACGAACAGCTTTCCATCGTTGGACAGTCCCGATAAACGCTTCTGAATATCTGCCCATCCGGCACCGAGCGTGCCACCGATGGTGTCTTTGAGCGTCTGAATCACGGAGTTGGCCAGGTTCGTCAGCTCGGCAGCGTCGAATTTTCCATTCAGACCGATTGCAGCCAATCGAGCTTCGATGTCGGTGACCACAGTGTTGCCCTTGCCTCCGACCGCATCAAACATTCCTCTGAACAGGCCCAGGATGGACGAGAGCCCATCCACCAGCCCTTGAGGCAGCAGGCCGAACTTGGATGCGGAGCCGTCGTCGAACCACACCTGTCCCGCCGTCGCGGTGCTCGAAACCACCAGTCGCAGCCGCACAGAATCGACGTTCGCAGGAATCGTGACGGACCCGGACAGCTTGGTCCACCCCGAGGATGACGGTGGGGAAACGATTGCGTCGACTGGCAATGTTCCGCGCGGCGCACCCTGCTGAAAGAGCGCGTACTCCAATCGAATAGCGCTGCCCGTGGCCACCAGACCTTGCCACGAGGTCCAGACTGATCCGCGTAGTTTTTGATCTTTGTCGACAATGATGTAGTTCGACAGAAGCTCACGCTCAACACCCTCAGCGTTCGTTAGCGCTGAGCCAGGCTGTTCGTGCCCCTTGACCGCATCCCATGACCAGAGCGATTGTCCCGATATCGAAACTGCGCCATTGAATTTGGGGTTGGATAGAAGTTCTGGTTCGAAGTTGGTCGCGATATGCGACACCGAAATGTTCGGAATCTGACCAGGTAGGAGCTGTCCGAAGATTCGCAGCGCATCGATCGGCGAGTTGAACTGCTTGTTCAGGTAGTCAGCTAGCGCTTGGAGTGCTTCATTGGGACCAGCACTGCCGCTGAGCTTTTCGTACAGCTCCTTCCAAGCAGCATCCTTTGCAGCTGCGACAGTTTCCTCTTTGTCCTTGACCGTGAAACCGCGGTCGGCACCCAAATTGACCGTTACCGGATCGCTGTCACCGTCGATGACCACGGAGTTACCGGCCTTGGTAGCAATCAGCTCTTCGTCAGCATTCGATCCGATGACCCACGGCCCGGCACGAGTTGTGCGACGCTGTTCCAGGGCACGGAGCCGCTGTTCTGTCTGGCGTGCCCATTCGGCGTCATCGCCCGGCAAACGCGGCAGTGCCAGCGTCATCGACTGCCCCTCCCGAACAGGCTGTGTTTGGAGTCCTCGATCTTGTCTAGCTCGATGGGGTCGTCCTCGTCGTAGATCGCGTCCATGGTCACGCTGACGGCAACGTCGCCCTCCTTGCCCGAGAAGTTCATCGACTGGAGTTCCATCAGTGCGAGCACACCGTAGGACTCAACAGTGAATCGAGCTGACGGAACCAGCTGGTCCAGATCCACCGGGGCTTCCGGGTGAAGGCGGATATCCCCCGGCAATTCCAAGGTGTCGCGCACCCTCGAAGCACTGCGTACTAGTTGTCGGGTTGCCTTGTTGGCGTTGGACACCGAGAACATGTCGTCGATGGTCACGATGCGTTGTAGGTCGAGTCCGTCGATCTCGACGCGGGCACGTGCGATGGAATCAGCTGCGCACAGAACGATGTCGTTGGCCATGTTTGTGCCATCGCGACTAATCACCGGACTACCGCCCATGAAGTCGTGCTCACCGAGAGAGGCGACAGATTTGAGTGACAGCGGCCCCAGGACCGGAACTCCCCCGGTTACCGCCCATCGCAAACCGAGGTTGACCAGGCTCGCGATCGTCTGATCGAGCATCTGATCGTCGGCTTTCACCTGGAAGTCGAACTTGTCCGCGCGCGGGTCAGGGCGCGTGATCGGCCTGGATTGGATGCCCTTTCGCTCGAGCATCCCCTCGATCAGCTCGCGGGCGATGAACGCCGGATCTGTGGCCTCCCAGCGCTTTGTGATCGGCGTGCGCTGCTTCTTGAAGTACGCACCTATGTCGAAGGCGGTCAACGAGAGCTGGTCTCGGTTCGACTGCCATTTGGCGACAGGACCGGTCCAGTGCAGACGCCGGCCGTACTCGTCCCACACGCTGATCCAATGCAGCCAGGGCACGATGTCCGGTATGACGCCCGAGTTCAATGACGACGAGACGTTGACCTCGCACTTGGACACCTGGTTCTGCTCACGTGACCACCCCAAGCTGATCTGGTGGTCCGGATCAAACTGGTCGAGCTGAACACCTTTGTGGGTGTGCAGCGATACCAGCTGATTGCGTTCGCCGCCAATCATCTACGGCTCCCGGTCCGCCAGCGTAATGGCGATGTCGAAATCGGTGTTGTCCGCCGCGAGCACAACGAACTCCCAGCAGGTCGCGCGGTCCAACACGATCGGCCGCCACGGTGCTCCAGTCGGAGTCCCGACGATTCCCCTCGGGCGCCAGCGGCGGCCGTCGTAGTTGGTCCAGAACCGGCCAGTCACCGCGTCCAGAGTCAACGACGTGGCCGGCGGAAGCCCCGACACCTGCAGCGGGAACAGGCTGTTCTCACAGCGCACGTCAGATCCACATACTCGCCAGAACGCCTGCAAGCTCAAGGAACTGGTGCTCTTGTTGACGATGTCGATGCCCACCGCGGTCTCCCGGCAGCGGTAGGGCAAGTCCCGGCTCGGCACGATGAAGCTGTGTTGCAGCATCGAGCACACCGGCATACATCCCCCGCACGTCGGAGGCGGAGCGGAGACGATTGAGATCTCCTCGGGCACACAGTCCGTCGAGAACATCACCGGCATGTCCAGGCAGGTGTACGGCTGCTCACAGTCAGCGGCGTGCAGCCAGTTGACACGCTTGGCGGTGATGGTGTCCCAGACAACCGGGATGGTGACCTGCGGGTAGTAGCTGTACGGCGACAGCACCGACATCTCCCACGTGACGCGGTACACCGTGGCCTGCTGATGTGCCTTGCCGCCGGTCACCATCTGTTCGGCGACCACCGGGGACTTGGTGAGTACGACACCGTGGGTCTCGCGCAGCAGCTCCGCGGGCGACGCGGCTGTGTAGCTCGGGTGGGCGTTGAAGTACCGCAGAATCGAATCGGAACGATCCTTGGTGCGGCGCAGCTGGCATGCGAGCCATTCCAGCCCGTACTCCAGTCCCGCGTTCGTGCAGCCAATGAGCAGCGCCTCGAATTCCAGTGTGCGCGAGGTATCACGGTGAGGACCCGCAATGCCCCCGTTACCGACGGATTCAGTGATGTTTCGCGACACCGGTGTTGGGCCGAATCCTTTGACATCCATCAACCACATACCCGCGAACTCGCCGGATTCCGGGATGCGCGATGAGTACCAAGGCGCAAGTTCGACACGGTAATCGCCGTCGGCATTGAGCCATTGACGCAGCCCCGGCCAGGTGTCGTCGTAGGTGATGAGTGACAGGCACTCAGCGAGGCCGCACGTGCCTGGCTCTGTCCAGCACGTGCCGTCGACTTCGACCAGCCCGCGGCCGTAGAGCTTGGACCCCGGAGGGGGCGTGAACAGACCGGGACGCATCTGCACGCACTCGGGTGGAAGCTCGTAGAGACCGGGGTGGTCGGGAGATTCAACCAGCGCGCAGTCGCCCGGAGATCCGAACACCGCGGCGTCCAGCGTCGGAACCACGCCGCCGAGGTGCTCGACAATGCGCGAGCTGTTCGTCAGCTCTGCACCGTTGAGTGTCATGTAGCCCCGGAACGCCACTCAGCCCTCCTAGTAGACGTCGATCAGTTTCGTCAGACGGTTGTGCACGTTTTCGGCCACATCCATACCGCCGGCAACGGTGATGGGGGCGTGAACCTCTACGACGCGGTCGCCTGTCCTGATACGACCACCGTCGAGTGCAGAGACCAGTCGGTCGAAGCTGACGGTCTGTTGGGGCGAGAGCACTCTCTCGGGCTCGATGGTGGCCTTGGGCAGGAACCCGACGCCGGGGGCTACACCGCCGGAATCGAATGAAGGCAGACCGATCGCGCTCCCGATTCCGCCAAGGAATCCCAGCAGCGGACCGAAGATACCGGTGAGGATCGACGAGATCGGGTCGAAAATCGCCGCGGCGCCCGCGCCTCCGAAGAAGTCCTTCATGATGCCGGGGAAAATGCCCTGCAGGAGTTCGCCGATCATGTCGGTGAGCACCGAGGTAAGCGCGAGCGAGAAGTCAGTGAAGATGTCGCCGACGATCTCGACCATCGCCGAACCCGCACTGGAGATGATCGACGAGACCATGCCGCCGACGATGCTGCCACCCGGGAAGCTGGCACCGATTGCACCGCCTGCCGCCCCGGCGCCCGCGTTGATGAATGCGTTCGCAACCGCCTTACCGATCGGTACGACCAGCTTCTCGATGATGAACTTGATCAGCCCCTCGATGACAATCTTGAGGATGCGGATGCGCTCATCAGCCGCGGCCTGTTCGCTGGTGGAGCTGCGATCCAACATCGCCGAGGTGTCGTTCATCAGCCGGCCGGATGCGTCGAACGCCTGGAAATCGCCACGGAATTGGCGGAAGTCCTTGCTCATCTCGTCGAGGGTGTCGCGCACCTCGATCTCCACGCCGATCACCTTGAGCAGAACCCGGACGAGCAGGTTGACGATCATGCCGATGATCGGGATCTGGCTCACGCCAAAGAAATCGGCACCCACGGTCTCGTTACCCTTGACGCCGCTGGTCGTCGCGCCGCCCATGACGGGCCAGATCGGGTTACCGGCCGCCGAGAACCCCAACGCACGCATGCCGGTTGCGGGGTGTACGGGAGTGTTCCAGCCGCCGAGCAGACCGGCGTCGAACAGCTTGGTCTGCGCAGGGTCAAGAACGCGCTCGGGTGCACCAGACAGGTTGGTACCGAATGTGCCCGAGGGCCACAGACCGCCCTCGTCGTATAGGCCACCGATGATGCCGGCGCTCGGCGGTAGGTCGTAGCCGAATCCCTGCAACGCAGGCGAATTCGGCAGCACGAAGTTTCCGCCACCACCGCTCGGAGTTCCGCCAGAGGGCGGCAAGACGATGCCGGCGCCGGTGTTGACCAGCTGGCCTCCGACACCACCGGATCCGCCCTTGGGCATTGCACCTGCCACGGCTTGCGCGATGATCGGGCCCGCCGAGTTACCGATAGCGGTGCCCAGTTCATCGCCGACTCCCTGCAGGGCGGCGGTGACACCCTTCTCCACAGCCGGGCCGAGAAGCTCGTCTCCCAGGCGGTCTTTGACCTGGTTCATGATCGATTCGAGCTGATCGAGCTTGGCTTCCAGGGCCGCTTGGAGATTCGTGAACGACCGGTCCAGAAGCCCAGCCGTGTCCGAGTACATCTGCCCGTTGGCGGTGACCGTGGGACCGACATTGGCCGTGAGATTCTGGGCCTCGGGTCCGCCACCGGCGACCGAGTAGTCCGGCACGTTGAGCCCCGCCATGGCCAAGGGCGCCAGCGGGTTACGTTGCTTGAGCAGGTCGATGTAGTCAGCGTTCGGCGCCTGACGAACGTCCAGGTTCACCGCACCTGCGGCGTCCTTAACCGCGTTCCCGAACGCCATTCCGACCAGCGCCGAGACATCTTCGGACGAGCCGCCCGCACCAGATATCGCGCCGGCCAAGATGCGGCGGGGGTCGCCGAATGGGAGCTTGCTGAAGTCTTCGGTCTGGAACTTGCCGCGCTGAGCCTCGGCGTAGTCCATCCGCTCGTTCTGCAGCTTCTCCTGTGCCTCTTGGTATTTCTCTTGCGCGTCGAGTAAATCCCGGTCGGTGATCAGGTTTTGTTCGTGCTGTTTGGTGGCCACTGCCAGGTCGTATGCAGCCTTGGAGACGTCGCGACCAGCCTTCTCGACGGACTGCCCGGCGCGCATGAGCGCCTGCTGGTCGACTTGGAAGTACCCTGTGTTTCCGCTGAACGGATCGGTGATGAGCGGGCCGTTGGTGGCGTACATATTCTGGCTCAGCGATCGCGGCGGGATTGCCGCGTTGATCGCACCGTTGACCGCCTGGCCCGGCAGGACTCGTGCGTGCACATGGTCCATGTGGTTCTGCGTAGGCGAACCCCGGTTTTCCATGTCGTAGCCGGAGCCGTCGGGGCGCCAAAGGTGCTGCTGCCAAATGTTGTACTGCAATCCGAGCGCTTTCGCGTTCTGCAGCAGGAAGGCGTTCACCTGGTCGCCGAGCGTCTTGTCATTGCCGACCATGATGTCCAGGGCTTCGCCCGAACCGTGCTCCCCGTACTTGTCGTTGCGGTTGGCATCGGCATGCGCTGTGATGCCGGGGAACGTCTGCTCCAAGATGCGCAGCAGATTGACATTGTTCGGCACCATGCCCGCCTCGTACTGGCGCGGCAGCGCGCTCGGTGCGCCCTGGGTGCCGGGGGTCAACCCGGGGATGGAGACTTGCAGAGCTCCATTGCCGAGCACCTTGGGCGCCCCAGCGCCCGCCCACGGATCGACCATGAAGTCCTGAGGATTGAGGCTGTCCTCGATGGCCTTCTTGCGCTCGGTGTCCGTCCACGGCTTTCCGGTCGCGGGGTTGACCGGATCGGCGGGGACGGCGTACTGGCCGCCTGGCGGCAGCGGTGGAAGCTGCGCCTTTGGTGGTGTCGGTAGAGCCGCCGGGGGAACCGGAGCGGGGACCGGCAGCCCGGGACCGAGCGCAGACCCGATTAGCGTCTGCGCGCTGTTCTGGCCTGGCACGGGCGGAACGACCGCCGTTGCAGGCGGAAGTCCGACGAGCGCCCGCTGCAGGCCGGTGATCTGATTCTGGGCCTCTTCAACGCCTTTGAGCTTGACATTGATAGTGCCGTCGCGATTCTGCTTGATCTGGACGCCAATTTTCTCGAGAGCGTCGAGAACCTCCTTCGCCAACGGAGCGGTGACGCGGACCTCACCGTCTTTGTTGATATCGATCTGCGCGCCGAGCTTCTTGAGATCGTCGATAACCGTCTGCGCACCCTCGGATTTGATGTTGAGCGGCACGTCCTTCGGGAGGGCTTCGACCGAGGTGGAGAGGTCACGAACTGCCTTGGCCGGCTCATCGCCGAGCTTCTTGAGGACCTCGTTGGCCTGCACGCCGATGTCAGCAGCGCCCTTGAGTTCGGTGCGCACCTTGATCAGCGCGTCCGCGGCCTCGTTGCCGCCCTCGCCCGCCGCGCGCAGATTCTTGACCAGCGCGTTGAATACGTCCTGGTTGCCGTTGACCTGATCGAACAGACCACTGAGGTTGTCGCCGAACCGATTCTTGAGCAGCTCGGCAGCTTTCGCGAACGGCTCGGCCTGAGCGTCGAGGTCCTTTTTCTGCGAATCCAGATCCGCAGCGGGGGTGAACGGATTGCGGAACGAGTCACCGATGAATCCCAGGATGCTGCCATCCTTGTCGCGGATCTGATCGAGCCACGATGCCCGCGACTTGCCTTGTGCTTCAAGCTGACTGAACGCCGTTTTGAGAGTGGTATCCCCCGCCGCCTTCGCCGCCGTATCCCACGCACCGCCGGAGTTGAGCAGCGCGGTGTTCAACTCGATTTGCGCGGTGGTTGCGTCTCGTGCGGCTCGCTGATACCCCTCGACCGCACTGGTCGACGCCATGTTCTTACTGATGACGTCATCGAGAAGTACACCCGCCCCGATGCTGGCGGCGATACCCGCGATACCGCCTCCGAGAGTCCTCAAGGTCCCCGCAAGGCCAGTCGCCTTGGACTGCACACGATCCAAGCCGTTCTCCGCGGCCGTCAAACCGCCAACGAGGCCGCCACCGCCGCGCGCGAACAGACCGGTGGCCAAGGAGCCTATTCCGGTCATCGTGGTGATCATCTTGCGGATGGCCTGCGGGATCGTTGTGCCGAAAGACAATGCGATCAGAGATAGGTTCGAAGCCAGAGAGACAACACCCTTGAGGAAAAACCCGCCTACGAGCAGGCCAAGTGCCGTGGGTAGAGCGGTCGGATGCTCATTGAGCAGGTTCGCGATGGCGTCCAAGCCCTTGACGACATAGGGCAGGATCTTCTCGGCGGCCGGCGCGAGCGACATGATGGCGCGGCCCAGATCCCACACGCCCTTGATCAGCCCGCCGAGGGTGGTCAGACCGCGCTGTAGCCACTCGTGGAGCTTGCCGGATTGCTTGGCCTCCCTGATGAAGTCACGGAAATTCTCAGCGAGTGTGGTGCCGCCCTTCGCCAGTCCGGGTAGGAACTCCGAGCCGACCTCCATGATGTCCAGTAACGCCTGCGTGAACGGTGCAACCGATGGAATCAGCTCCCGGAAAAATGCCGCGATATTGTCGGTGATCACCTGCAACGAGTTGGCGGTTTCCGGCGTCAACAGCTGCGCTGTGATTTCGCGGAACATCGAATTGAACGATGTCGCGATACTGACCGTCAGCCCCTTGATCATCGGCTGGTACTGCGCGGTCAGGTCGCGGATCATATCGACCGAGCCACTGAAAAACGCGTTCTGCGTTTCCTTTCGGATCTCGCTGAACAGCGGCATGAGAGCTTGAATCGCAAGTGCCGCCTGCTGTGCGTTCGGCGCGAGGTCCTGGATCTCCTCGGCGAGCTTCTTGACGTCGCCGGAGACGATCGCCTCAATGACGTCCCCGAACCCCGTGAAAGCCAACACCAGCGTGCCGATGCCGGCGGCTGCGGCCCCGGTGGCTGCGGGCAGTAGCCAGAGCGACTGAACAGCCGAGCCCACTGCTCCAGCTGCCAGCGTTGCACCGGTAACGATGGTCGAGAACACCCCAGAGGACAGCTGGGGCGCGAAACCAGTAATCGCCCTGCCGAATGCGCCAACGGCGGCGAGTGGGCTCGTTAGACCGCGACGAGCCATCTCTCGGCGGCGACGTTCCCGACGTTCCTCGCGCTGCTGGAGCTTATCGGCCTCCCTGTCTGCCTTCTCGCGTGCCTTGGACTCGGCTCTCTCGCGCTTCGCGCGTTCTTTCTCTTCGGCTCGCTCACGTCGATTGCGCGCCTTCTCCTCAGCCCGCTCACGTTCGTCATAAGCCCTATTGCGCGCCGCAGCTTCCTTGGCGAGTTCGTCCTCGACCGTTTGGTGATACCTGACCTCCTCGGCGATCTGCGCATTGGAGCGCCGCAGAGCGTCCTTGACGATCTCGTCGGACGCCTTGCGCACCATGACGATCAGGTCGTTGTATCCGTCGATCTCATGCTTGCGGAACTTGGCGACGGCGGCGTCCATCCGCTTTTGATCAGCGATGCGCGCGTCAGCGATCCGTCGCTGCGCCAGACCGAGTTCGGTCTCTCGCTGTATGCGGGCACGAATTGCAATCTCGGCCGCTTTCTCACGGTCCACACGCACCCGGACGGTCTTCTCTTCGGCCGCGCCGTTCAGCTCGATCTCGCGACGTTCGGCGCGGCGGGCATCACCGCGAGCCCGGATTGCCTTCCGAGACGCGTCCTGCGCTCGCGCCAGGCGAAGCTGCGCGTCTTCCTCTGCCTTGATCGCCTTCGCGATCTTCTTGTGCTCGTCGGCGACGACGCCGGCCTCTTTCGCCAACACCTGGTACGGCTTCGAGCTGACTTTGTCGATGTCCTTGTTGATTTCGCGAATCTGCTTGTTCAGATTCTTGAGTTCCGGCAGGACGGCGTCGTGAATTTCCTTGGTGAGCTGTCGTTTTAGGTCGCCGCCATTAATGGCAGCATCAAGTTCGACCTTGCCGACAGTCGTCACGGCTGAAGGCTAGCCAGAGGGCGTGCTGCTACTCGGCGGTGTCTTTGCTCTCGTTCACCGCCATGCGCACAACGGCGCCCATGATTTCGCCGATCGACGCCTTGGTGTACTCAGGCTCATCTGGGCTGATCAATCGCGTCATAATCCGGTCGTAGGTGTCGGGCCCGAGGTGACGATCCATGAAGAGGCTCGTGATGTCCGTCTGACGCTCAGGATCGATGAACTTGCCACTGGAGAGCTGGAAAGCGGCTAGCGCCTGGATCGTTGGCTTGCGCACCGCAAGATTGTCACCCTTGTACTCCAGCCGCTCGTACGGCCAGTCTGGGTCGAGCGCCTCGGGCTTCTCTGGAGTATCCACCGTCTTGTCCTCGACCACTGCGACTTCCGTACCGGTGACGTTGTCGGGGTCGTACGGATTTTCGGAGGCAGCGTCGGCTGCGATGTCTGAGGCCATGTCGCTGACCGTAGGAACCATGGGTGCACTCACCGCTTGCGTACCGCGGTGTATCCGGTGATGTCGCGGGCGGCCTTGAGCAAGAACGGCTTCGGCCGGGCGCCGGGATGACGCACGCTTGGACCGATGAACAGGCTGCCGTTCGCGGAGTAACCACCGGTGAAGCGAACCGTCTTCACCGCCTTGTCCGTGGTGGTGAATCGGCCTGCGGCATCGTGGTGTAGAGCCTTGGTGAAATCCCCGCGGCGCACCCAGTAGAACCGCAACATCCCGGTCGGATTCTCGGGGCGAGCCCTGATTAAGTGCGCTCTAGTCCCCTCGTGGACAAAACGCGCATAGGGAGCGATAGGTCCGCCCGCCGTCACCGAGCCTTTGACCGAATGCTGATTGACGTCACGTACGGGCGTGCGCTCGATCGATCGCGTCAGGTTGCCGGTCTTGCTGTACGGGTGGTTGATCCGGCGGCTGGTGATCGCCTTTGCCTGCAGGACTATCCGATCGAGGATGCGCGCGAGCTGTGGGCGCATGCCTTTCTTGGCGACTATGTACAGCCTGCGGTCGTCGATGTCGATGCGAATGCCGTCGTGTTTCCACGACGAGCGGACTTCGGAGGGTCTACGCGCGCGTGCCACGGCTGCGCGGAGCCTTCGGTGACGCGGTCTTGTCCTCGCCCGGCTGGACTACTTCGGTGTCGTCACCGACCGACTCGTCCACGGTCGCCTGGTCGCCGTGCTCAGCGCTCCGCTCGGACTGGACTACCTCATCGAGATCGTCGGCTGGCTCTGTCTGCTCGACGGGTGTCGGGCCGCCGACGATCCTGACGTACCCGAAGCTGATCAGTCGCGCGATACGCGCTGTGTAGGCGACGGTGACTCGCTTTCCGCGTGCCAGCACTCCGGCGGCCGGCGTCTCTGTGCCTTCGATCGTGACCTCGCGCATGCCATTTCCTTTCGTTAGAAACCGACTCGGATCATGCCTGACCAGGCGGAAACTCCACCCTCGGGGCCGTATGGGATGATGCTCTCGGCGGATACCTGAAATCCCTTATCGACAAGGCGATTCGTCGCCGCACACATGATCTTCTCGATACGCCAGCTGTCATCGAGGCTGACCTCAGCCTCGCGAGCAATGGTGGCCCAGTCGGTCTCAGCCTCCATGGTCGAACATCTGCCCACTCCGATCTCCAACACAATGACCGGTTGACCAGAGCAGTTTCCGACATTCGGTGTTTCCTCAGGGAAAGACATTGTGCGGTAACGCATATCCAGCCGTACCCACAGAAATGGCTGCGCACAGTTCTCACCGTTGACGGTATGCGCATCCCAGGCCGCCAACGGCGCACCTGCCCATGTAAAGAACCGGACGTCTTTGGATCCGCCGCCGATCGGCGGGCATTCGGCATCGGGGTCGAAGACGAGCCTGACCACGTTCATCACGACCGTGATTGCCTCGGATGCCTGGTCCTCGCATTGGGAATTTGTTGCGGTCATAGCACTTTCGGCCCCTGCATCAACCGATTCGGATTCACCGCGGCGAGCCACTGGTCAACCTCGGGAAGGCCGGTCTTGCCGGCTGCATAGATCCGAGACGGGTCAAACGAATGGGTGACGCCCGTGCGCGTGGTGGACACGACAGTGCGCGGAAGACGGCAGTTGTTCCCGGAGCAGGCGTTGATGAATTCCCTGGCGAGCATCCCGACGAGGATGGGAACACCGGATGGAACCGGCTCGCCGCGGGTGTATCGTACCGACCACGTTCCCGGCTCCCCGGTCGGCAGGGTGTAGTTTTGCGCTGGCCACGACTTCCCGCCGAGACGGTAGAGAACATCGCTTTCCAGCACGTATTCGACGGTATCCAGGACATCCGCGCCAATCGTCACGCTGACGATTTTCCCTGCGGGACCAGGTAAATGGACCATGCTCGGACCAGAGGTCCGGCAACGCGAGTGGCAACCACAATGCATATTGCGCCATGCGCCAGCCTCGAACACAGGAATGAATGGCGACACAGGATCACCGGTGTAGTAGGTGCGGAACGGCAGTTGCGGCGCTGGCGGGCAGGGTCGCGCGACGACCTCGCACTGACCGAACCGACGAGCCGACAGCGACCAGAGCACCTCGATCGCCATGTCCTCGGCGGCGTTCTGGATGGCCAGCTTGGCGTCGTATGTCGGGTCGTCGACGTTAGGCAGCGCGGGAAAGGAGCTGCGGTCCACGGTCCACGAGCAGGTCATACGGCGACGATAACCACCGACCGTGCTCGCCCCGGGGGTTGACTAATACCTATCACCATAGGTATTGTTGATCTTGTCAGGCAGGGAACAAACCCACCGACGAAGGGAAGGAACCCGTGAGCACAGCTCTATCTTCATACCGCATCCGAAGCGATCAGAAGCAAGTTATCGCAGATCAGATCGGTACCCCTACCATCTGCTCGGTCAGCGGTGGCCGCATCATCGGCATCGCCGACGGCATCGAGCTTCCCGTCAGCAACGGCATCCTGGTGCGCGTCCAACTCACCCCGAACGATGACTACATCGTCACTCGGATATTCAAGCGCAAGGCGAAAGGCGTTGCGGTCGAATACATCCACGGGCAGGCCACACGAATCTACTGCGATCAGCTGCGCGAGTTCGTCTACCACGCTGGCATGTTCCGCAGCTTCACTGCCGAGGAATGGCCCCGCCAGGCAGCGGAGGAACTGCGCCGATGAGCGACACCGCCACTCTCGAACAACTCACTGACCACAGCCCGTTCCGCCAGAAGGTCAACCGAGACCTTATGGTCGCGTGGATCAACGCCGACCTAATGAACCGGGCGTGGGGCGACATTCGCACGTCGACCGTTTTCTACGACGACGCAAAGGTGTTCGTCACCGCGCTGCCCCGAGGCAGTGCATCCCCCGAGATCCTCGCAAAGCTCCACGAGGTCGGCGTCCGGTACTGGTCGCAGGGGGTGCTCTGATGGCGACGGTTACCTACATCGTCGATCTCGACGACAACGACCGCGACCCCGAAGGCATCAAATTCCTCAACACCGTCGACGAGACCGCCGACATGATCCTCGACGAGATAAGCACGTTCGCACGTGTCGCGGGTGTCGAGGTGAGCCGATGATTGTTGACACCGCGAATCCCGAAGTGAGCGAGGCTCTTGCGCGCTGGTTCCAGAAGCGCGACGAATTGTACGAGCGGCGATCGCAGGACGAGATTAGCCCGCGTGATCAAGAGACCATCACCGACATCATGGGGGAATTGGCCGACATTGCCGACGAACTGGTCGCATTCCTCGCCCCTACCGCCCGTGACCGCGAGCACCATCTGTCACTCAACCCAGACCCCCACGCTGACAACCCCGCAGCGTAGTTCTCAATCCCCCGAAAGAAGGTCCCTTCATCATGAGATCGGTACACAAACGGGTCGCCTATCGGCGACTCCTCGGCGCGGCAGCGGTCGGCGCCATACTCGCGGGCATCGTCGGCATCGCGTACGCCGACGATGCCCACGCCGCCCCGGCCTGCCAGTCCCAGCCCTGGGGCTTCCTGGGGAGCCAAACGCGGACCATCTGTGACAGTCCAATTCAGAAGGACGGCAGCTGGATACGTACCCGTGCATTCACGTGGCCATCCCGATACGTTTCGGGATGGTGCTCGCGTTACTACTGCACATCGGGCTACTGGACCGAGGCGGGCGGCGTAAAAGAGACCTACCCCGTCACCCCCGACACCGTTCTCTCCGACGAACCTGGACACCTGGAAGGAATCTCCGCATGAGCCTCGTATTCAGCAAGAAGTCCCTGATCGACGCTGCCGGTAGAGCGATCAAGAACCGCGAGCAGGCAATCGCCGCGTGGCAGAAGCAAGTCGACGATGTGAAAGCAGAGCATGCTCGCAAGTGGAATGAGCAGGGCCGGGAACGCACAGTCATCCTGCGCAACATCCTCACGCGGGAACTCAAAACGGCGGGCCCTGTACCGCTTTCCGCCATCCGAAAAGAGCTTCCCGACGCTCAGTATCTCAGCGATTTGTTCTATTCGGGTATGGCGGAATACGAGCTGAACAAGAAGGTCGGACGTAAACCGGACGCATCCGTGATCGAGAAGTACCGCGGTCTGATCGAACTGATGAAGGCCCATACCGGCGAGACGATCTCAGCGAATCAGCTCAGGTTGCTCGGATACACCAAGCTCGCGGAGATATTCAATGCCGCAGTGCGAGTTGGCGGGACGAGCTGATGGCGACGATCACGATCAACGTCAGTAACGAGGAGGGGCCCAGTAACGTCGTCGACTACGTTCGTCTCGTAGCTGCCCAGATCAATGAAGGTTACGTCAGCGGTCACGTGGACGCCGAAACACACTGGGACAGCGAGGACCGCTGCTGGTAGACCTGTCGACCTCGCGGTAACGACCAGGGCTAGCGCACTAGGCGAGGATTGGGCGCGCAGATCACCGCAGTGGCCCTGGTGACTCGAAAGACCCCCGAGGGAATCTCCTCCCCTCGGGGGTCTTTTCGTATGCCTGAACTACGCCGCCGGTGCCACGTTGACCGTACCGCCGGTCAGGTTGGCCGCAGTCACCGTGACCGTGCCGCCCGCGGGCAGTGTGATCGCGAATGGACCGGTGCCCGTTCCGGTGACCGTCGCGCCGTCCACGTTGGCCAACGCGTTGAGCGCTGCCGCGATGGCGGTCGAGGTCGGATTGAACAGCAGGACAGTGGTATCCAGCCCACCGACGCTGAGCTTGAAGTCACCGGCCGTCGGGGTACCGGTGAAGCTCAGCGTGAACTTCGACGGACCCTGCTCAGGCGCGACGTCCGCAGCCGGGGCGCCGGCCGGGCCACCGTAGTAGAACTTCGGCGCCTGGAACAGTGTGGTGATCGCCAGCGGCACTGCACCGTTGGTCACCGCGGGCGGCTCGACCGGGCTGCGGAACAGCGTGAAGTGAGACTTCTTGTTCGTCGGCACCAGCAGACGGCCGGGCGTTCCGGCAGCGTCGGTCCCGGCCACGTTGTACGGGCCGCGACCCCAAGAAGGCATCGGGATGGTGATGCCGTTCATGGTGAACGTCGCCACCTGAGCCTGAATCTGAATGTCGCCCAAGGTGTATTCGGTCGATCCGAACAGGAAGTAGCCGTAGTTGCGGCCCGAGCTACCCTGCGAGAACACCGAGTCATCGGTCGGGATGGGGCAGTCGTCATCGGACGCGCCGCCGGTCCACAGCTCCACCGCTACGCCGGTCTTATCGTCAACCTCGTCGGTGTCGCGGACGCCGATGGGCTTGTCGTCGTGGTCGAGAATCTGCTCCCATGAGTTCATCATCGACCACAGACCGGGGTCCACGCCGCAGAATTCAGCGGCGACGGTGTACCGCTTGCGCACGGGTGGGGTGCGGTCGGTGACGCACACCTTGCCTTCGGCGTTCTGCTGCTCCAGCTCCTCGGCGTCCTTCATCACGGGGGTGAGCTGGACCGACACGAAGCCGGAAGTAACGAGACGGTTGCCGGGGCCGGCGATGGGTCGGCCGCAGCTGTTGATCTTGGTGAAACGAGCGCGAACGCCTTTCACCACCGAGAACTGAGCCATGCCAGTGTGCTCCTAGTCGTGTCGGTGAGAGGCCGAGTCCGACAGTAGGAATCAGGCGTGCATACGGGCTAGACCTCGTCGTGCAGCTCAGGCGGTAGCGCAGGCGTAGGGCGCTCTGGATCATGGTGCATCGCCCATCTCATCCATTCGCGGATGTGCTGCACAGCTGTGCGTAGCTTCGTGCGGTACTGGTCGCGCTGGCCTACGACGACGGCTAGTTGCGCTTCGAGGTCGCGTACCTTGCTGGATGTCCTTGCCTGCCAGGCAGCTAGGACTGCGACAATCGCGCCGCCGACCGCTTGGATCTGTTCAGGGCTCATTCTGCGGACCCGTCCCCGCGCATGTCCTGGGCTAGTTTGAGACCCGGCAGGCCGGTACCGATAAGGCCCGCAATGGAAATCACCCATTGCAGCCCGCTGGCCGCATCCATCTTCCCGGAGACGATGAGGGCCACGGTTCCGGCGAACACGACAATGAACATGACCGCATAGACGATCAAGCGTGTGGTGTCGTTCTGCGGCACGGGGCTGGGCATATCGAGATCCGTTCTGGGGTCCGAGGCTTACGCGATGAAAGTCGTACCAACCGTGTCTGTCACGCCGAGCTGTCCGCGATCTTCGCGAGGATGTCGTCCTTCTTGGTAGCTCCGTCGAGATCGATCTCGTGCTTCTTGGCGTACGCCTTGAGCTTGGGCACCGTCAACGACGCAAGATCCCCGCCAGCCTCGGCATCTGCGTTCTCGGCAATCGCCCGCTCGAATGGGTTGGTGATGACCGTGGCGATGGTGGCCTGTCCGCCCGGCGCGTGATGCTCGCGGGGAGCACCGGTGGCTGCGTAATCGGCAGGTGTGATGGTGTTTTCACGAATGCACGCTTGCAGCTCAGCTGAGCCAAGGTCGGCGATCGGCGGCGGCTCGGGAGCTTCTGCAACCGGCTTGTTCGGGCGTAGCGGTCCGCTGATAGCAGCGTTGGCACCGTCACGGCCAGCGACGTACGTGTGTCCGTCGACCGTATGCAGCGGTGCGTGCCAGTGGGTTTCACCGCCAGCGTTAGGGTTGGCCTCCACAAGGGCCTGCGCGAAGCCGAGATCGGCGCGATCAGGGAACGGGACATCGGTCTGCGAAACCTCATCCAGCAGGCCAGCATCCCGCGCATTGCCCTCAGGCACGCGGTAGAGCACGCGCGGCCCGGAGCGGGTCATCTTTTCGACCAGATCGGCTGGCGTGTGCTCCAGCAGCGCTGCTATGCTGCGCCCCTTGAGAGCCGGATCGATGAAATCGATTGTGGCCAAGCCGTGCTCGACGAAAACTGCGACACCCTGTGGCATTATTGCTCCTAAGAGATCTTGACGGCCGCGACGAGCTTCTCGTACCCGAGCAGGACGCTACGCTCGGCGACGGCAATGAAGTAGTTGTGCTTTTCCTCAATGGATTCCAGCTCTTGCACGTCACCGCGCCACCCGTAGACCTGCGAGGTAGCGACCAGGACGTCATTGAGGCCATCGACATAGCCGCCACCGAAAATGACGGTGTTGCCGCGCGGTGTCGTAATTCCCGAAAGCAGATGAGCATTCGAGAAGTGCGCGGACCATCCGAAGCTGGCGTGGATGAAGGCCGGAGCACCGGTCCTGCCTATCGCCGCCTCCAGCTTGCTCAATGCGTCAACGATTCCCGTTGCGGCCGTGGGCGTACCCGCGTCGGCGAGCATCCGCACAGCCAGCTGACGTTCGACGGCCATCGGGTCGTTGCGCTCCAGGTTGCGCAGTGCCCGGTCGCGGACTTCCTCGCGCGAGGCCGCGGTCAAGTCAGCGTTGTAGTTGTGGTCGGCGCCGAACACCGTCTCGGGCTTGAACGGGATCAAGTTGGCGGCGTCGGGGCGCTCTCCCTTCTTGACCTCCGTGATTTCGTCCGGCTTGGCCGACCACGCAGCTCCCCAGACGCCAAAACCTGTAGCACTGCCGTAGTTGTGCGGACGAACAACGACCCCGTTGTGCAGCAGGAATCGCGGCACTTCCTCGGCGTCTGCCCAGATCACATGCTGATAGAGTCCGTCACTCAGCGGCGGGGCCTGCGGAGGATCGAAGACAATCGCGGGAAAGGTTACCGGGGAAGACATTTCACCCTCCTAGATAGGTGAAGGGCGGGTGACGCGGACGGCCTCTGGTGTGTCCACGCCACCCACCCTTCGGTCTGTCGACGACCCTTACGAGGCCACCACGTCGGGAGTGGTGCCACCGGTCAGGGCCTTCGCGGTAACCGTGACCTTGCCGCCACCGCGCGCGACGATGTTGAACGACGCACCGGAGCCGGTGACCGTGAAGTCATCCGCGCCGAGGTTGTCGTCCAGAGCCACCAGCGCGGCCTTGATGGTGTCCTTGGAGATGCCTGCGATATCGATCGCCGCAGTGTCCTCACCCAGGTAGCCCAGCTTGAAGTTGCCCGCGGTCGGGGCACCGCTGATCGTCAGGGTCGTGCCAGCAGGAAGACCGGCCTGACCGGATTTGCTGCCACCCGGAGCGGTCGCGTCGAAGCTCCCACCGAAGTCGGCCGAGGTGTCGGTGTGGTTGATGATCACCTGCGCGCCGTACCCGCCGTTGACCTTGAGCGGGATACGCAGGTTGGCCGACACACCGCAGCGCTTGCCGATCGCGATGGCGTCCTCGGTGAAGAACTCCGAGTACCGGTTGATCTGCACCAGCTCGCGCGGGTACTGGACGCCGATCTCGATGATGTTCGACAGCGACTCGAACCACGTACCCGCCGGGTACATGATGATGTCGACGTGGCCCGGCCACCGCAGAGTGTCCAGGTGCCCCGGCTGATCCTTGCCTCGGGTCTGCCAGTCGCCTGCGAACTGGAACACGACATGGCGATCCGAGAGCCACGTGAGCACCTGACTGTCGGGCACGCTCTTGGTGTCGATGCCCTGCTGCATTGCCATGTCGGCGCGCAACACCTCGAAGAACCACGACGGCGCGATGCCCTCGATGGTCGCGGTACGGCCGAGCCCGCGGTGCAGACGCAGATTGGTGGCGTACAGCGCGATGGCATTGAGCACGCCGCTGGTGCCGCCGACCTGCAAGTTGGCGTCGAAGATCTTGACGGGATTGCCGCCGTTCCACACGTCGCGAATGCGGCGACGGCTCATTGCGCGGAAATGCTCCTGAGTCAGTGCGCGTAGCACGTACTCGACGGACTCCGGCCATGCCTGGCGCTGCAGGATGCCCGCCGTGACCGACCAGCCGACCGCGTTGAGGCGGATCTCGCGGAACTCATCGGGCGCGGGGATCTCGACGCTGTGCTTGAAGGCCGTGGGACGTCCTTCGCCATCGATCGCTTCGAGCTCGGGCTCAGTGAAGAAGAACTCGAAGTGCTCGAACAGCCCCGTCAGGTCCGGCTCGACCGGCCAGCGCAGACCACCGCGTTCAATGACGATGCCCGGCAGGCTGACCAAGTCAGTCGCGTCGGGCACGTCGCAGAAGTCGTACAGCTGCACCGACGGAGAGGTCCAGCCACCGGCCGCGACCAGCGAGCCACCCGGCAGGTTCTTCTCGTTGGTCTGCTCCAGGATCGCCGCGACCAGCGCCTGCTCGTCGGCTACCACGGGAAGACCACGATTGAGAGAGGCCATTGCCTGACGGAGCTTGCTGCCATGCGGTTGATCGGTAGGACGGGGCGCAATGTGCCCCTTGCGTACGTTGGCCAGCGCCTTGCCCATCTGGGCGAAGCCGATCTTCTTGCCGGCCATGCTGGAGTCGAATCCCGGTGCACCGGGAGCCACGATCCATCCGGGGCCAGGCTGGACGTCGGGAGCATCGGATGCGCCGAGACCGCTGAACCGGACAGGACGGCCATCTGCACCAGCGACCAGCCCTGAATCGGCGTCGGACGCGGGTTCACCCTCGGGGGCCTCGTCGTCGGTATCGGCATTGTCGCCGCCCTCTGGAGTCTCATCGTCGAGCTCGGCGGTCGCAGCACGGCTGCGATCAAGCAGAGCTACCTTGGTGGACTCGGCATTCAGCGTGTCTACTGCATCAAGCAAATCGGTCAGGTAAGCGAGGTCATCGGCGGACATCTCGCCGCCCTCGTCGTAGGCGGTCTGGATGGCGGTGATCTCGGCTAGCGCCTCGTCGCGGAGCTTGTTCAGCTCGGAAACGGTCTTAGGCAGCTCGGCCGGAAGCGCAAACTTCAC